GGGGTGGGGTTGTGCGTTTCATGGCTGCATACCTTCGTCGGCGATGCTTTGTAGGCTGTCCATCTCGAGCCAATGCGTCAGGCACTGGATCATTCGATCCGCCTCATCAAACGCGACTACCTGCCCAGTTCATTCGGTCTTGAGGACTTAATCGGTGCCGCGTACCAAACGTGGCTCATGCGTCCCATGCGGTCCCTTGCTTTCAAGTTGTTTGTTACCAGTACTGCCGGTGTGGTCTTGACGCTTGGGTCGTCGAGCGCAGCGTTCTCAGCTGGCCAGCGCTCAGTAAAAGCAATCCATGTCGGCTTCATCACTCACCTCCAACCGCGAAATAAAAAGCCCGACCTAAGCCGGGCTTTATTCCTGAAGTAGACCTCCCTACGTCAGGGGATGTTTGCCTCCTGCTGGAGGGCTTGGCTTGAGTTATTTCATGGTCGTATCTCCTGTAGAACGCGCCGTTGGCATCTTGGCGGGCGCTCGCCGCTCTTAGGTTCACAAATATGCAGATGCCCGGCGCTGATCTCCGGGTTGAGAGCCATGCCGCGGTCAGCGCCTTTCGGCTACCGCAATATCAGTTATTACGAGCCGGTACCGCGCGGGCATAAAATAGTACTTAGCCGGTCAGCGCTCACTCTCGGAACTGTTAGTTTTCAAACCTGCCCATCAGCCTGGGCGTGCATCTGCATCGGGGTGTGATCTGACCCAATCTGCCCAGCAGGGAGCATCGAGCCCTGAAGTTCATCGCAACCAGATCACACTCCGATACAGACCTCTCCATCACCATGGAGATATCAGGCCATTTTCGTCTGGCAAGACGTGTACGGAGAGGGTTACTGCGCAGCCTTTGCGATGGCTGCATCAATGTATTCGTCGAGCAGGTTCTGGGTGCCGATCGCATGCATTTCTAGCGACACTTCAGAGCTGGCGCTGCGCACAAACAAGTAGCGGGCGGCATTTACCTTGAGTTCGTCACGCTCAGCAATCAGCTCCTTGACTTTCGCTTTAAGCTGAATGTTCTGCATATACATCGCGCCTTGCGCTTTCTGCGGCATGCTCATTGAGATAGTTACGTCGCTCATCGTCTTACTCCATCTACAGGGCTTTCGAATGCCTCCCGGGGTGTGAGAGGCATTTGTAAAGCCAGATGGCCAGCCTGAATCAGCAGGAATCCATCTGATATCCGGTCGCTCTCTACTGGAGGCAGCGACTGGGTGTTGCGTCAGTCATCGATGTAGGTGGCCTCGTTGCGAGGAGTGTTGCTTCGTCCACATCGGGGTGTGATCTGGCAGGTGCCAATCCCTGCATCGACCCGAGTTCATTCCTCCGGGCCTCGCTGGATAGAAGCTGTGCTGCTTGGCGGCAGGATTCAGATCACACTCCGATGCGCTCTCATAGAGAGGATCGGGCAGTTAACGACATGCTGTCGTGGCGCAGGTCCATGCATTCCGTTTCAATCGCTGCTACTGACAGCTACGCGGACTGCAGTGGGACCTGATCCTCTTTCAGCATCAAGTCGTGCTCAATGCAGAACTGGATTTCTGCGTCGTAACCAGCGCGATTCAGAACCTGCTGACCGTTCTGGTCGTAGATAGCTCGGTGGTGGCCGGCGCCGCTCCTGCTAGCCGTTCGCTCAACCGCATACCCGTGACGCTGGAAACAACCGTTTGGGCTGTTTGGGTTTGGCATCGTCTTGCCCTCGTTCGATTTTCCGGATGCGCCTGTTGCCAAGCGCATCGAGGAAATCTGTTTGTCTCTCAGGCCCGGCTCGCTCACACCGGATCACGCTTCCCACATCGCTCGGGGCCTGCGTGCCACTTGGATGACAGCTTCAGGGCTGTCACACCTGATCGCAGCCATCTCACTTGGGTGGTGGCTGGCCTGCTATGCCTGCAGGCTCGGCGGTCTATCGATGTTAAAGAGCGTTCGGCTTGTGCCAGGCATCGCTGCCTTGTTGCGGCGGGGCTTCTTCAGTCCCTCTGAACTCTGTGTTAGCCGTTCATGGCTATAAAAGTATGCGTATACGGATAATGCGTCAAGCCATATTCGACTATTTTTTCAAAAATATTCGTATGAGGTTTTCCGCAGGCGACAAAAAGCCCGCTCACGGCGGGCTTCGTTGGAGGATTACCTTACCGGCGACGCAACCATGAGCCGGTTACAACTCCGCAGATCTTCGTTCCTTCCGGCATTTCCAGGATGCGGTTCGGGAAATCTGGGTTGAGCGCGAGCAGAAAAGTGCCTTCTTCCGTGATCTGCAGTCGCTTGAAAGTCGTCTTCCTGTCTGGATCTGGGGTCCTGACCACGATGTCGCTGTTGTGACGTGCTTCTATTTCTGGATCAACGAGAATTATTTCACCATCCCTGTACTCCGGCCACATACTTAATCCGTTTATCTGAAGGCAGAAGGAGCTGGAGCTGTGCGCATACGGGCACTGGAGCCATTCCTCGGCATCGTTTGTTATAAGTAGATCAATAGAGTCATCGAGCATCCCGGCGGTCACCCATGAGATCAGAGGAACTGGGTCATACAATCCATGCCCAGCACTGACATTTGAGTCCTTACCTTTTATACGGTCAATTAGACCTCCGTCCAGCAAGTCCTGCGCATCGAGTTTGAAAGCTTTCGCCAAGCTGGAGACTGTCGTGATACCCGGGTCTGATTCCTCTCGCAATGTCCGTCCGATGGTCGGCTGACCAATTCCAGATTTCGATGCAAGCTTCTGCTGGGTGTCCAAGTTTGGATTCCCAGCCATCAAGAATTTCAAGTTGTTCGCCAGTATCTGCCTGATTGAAAGCATCGTAGTCACACCTGATTCGTATCTGGCTTAGGATCGCATTAAGCAATAGTCGTTTGCGGCTTGACCGCATTATTCGTATACGGCTAGGATATGCGTGAACGACTCATAAAAGGCTTCCACCATGTCCGCAGCCAACTTCCAAAACGATTTGCTCGGCTTCATCAAGGACGAGCTCCTCAGCCGCCGTGGTGAATGGCGGGAGATCAGCGAGGCCGCACAGGTCCCGTATTTCACCATGAGCAAGATTTCCAACGGGGCCACCAAGGATCCCCGCATCAGCTCCGTCCAGGCGCTGACCAACTACTTCCTGCAGCACCCAAAAGCCGCATAACCGATTTCATTTCTGAAGCCAGGAGCAACACCGATATGTACGACAACAACCGTCACCTGAAGGATCGGGAAATCAAGTCTCGTTATGACGACGAGACATACGAAGCGCTGAAAGCCGTAGCACGCCTACACAAGCTTCAGCTCGCCGTCTTCGTGCGCATGTGCGTCGAGGAAAAGCTGGAGAGCATCGTGGAACAGGATGTTACCGCTCAACGCAACATGGGCTGAAGTCCCTGAAGGAGCACTCCGTGCCTGAAAACATGATCTGCCATGGGATCGATGGGCAGCTCTACGAAAAGCTCGAGCGACTGGCAAAGCAAGAAGGAATTACGCCAGAGGAATACGCCGCACGCTTGTGTAGAGAAGCGCTGATCGAGAAGACCAGGCCAAAGGGAGCGCGAAAGATTCGACTCCTACCAGTAACAAAACGAGACCCGCTGCGGGACTCAATAGGGCCTGAAAAGGCAAAGGGAGGGACTGATGAAGACCTCGAATAGCTGGACCACCAAATCGGACGCGAAAAAAAACCGGGGCGCAATCCCGGTTTCTTTCACATCGCTTTGCACAACGTTCTGGAGCGAATAATGACCAATCTCGATACCAGCGTCAACCCCCCGGTATTTACCTCGCACGCCGTGAGCTTTCACCAGCACGCCGCGATGTATGCCGCCCGCATGATCCGCTTCCAATACACCAAAGACTCCAAGACCAAGTTCCGCCGTGAATGCCTCCAGCACCTGAAGGCATCCCTGTCGCATGAAGGGGAATCGGCATGAACACCGAACATGATATTGCTGCCGCCATTGCTATGGAACGCGCAGCATTCCAATGCTTCCGTTCTTTCCTTGAAGAGAACCGTGACCTTCTTTCTATTGTCGCCGCCCAGGGTGACGGCGAGTGCGGCGAACTGCTTGAGGTGATGAAAAGGATCCTCCTTGATCAGCATGGGAAGCCAGTTGTCACTTATCGGAAGAAAAAAATAAGCGCCTCCCTACGCACGGCTGTCTTCGAGCGCGACATGTACCGCTGCCGGATATGTGCTGATCATCGCGATTTGTGCGCTGACCATATCCACCCGGAATCTCTCGGCGGCGCTACATCGTTCGAGAATCTGCAGACACTGTGTCGCTCATGCAACTCCACGAAAGGCGCAAAAGTGGAGTTCGCCGCATGAGCGATATCACACGCAAATTCAAAGGTGTCTGGATCCCTGCGGATATCTGGCTGGATCGTGGCTTATCAATCAACGAGAAGGTCATGTTGATGGAAATCGACAGCCTTCAAGATGACGTTCGCGGGTGCTATGCCTCCAACCAGCGGTTCGCAACATTCTTCGGCCTCTCCATCTCTCGGGTGTCAGAAATCATCAGCTCGCTTGCTTTAAAGGGGCTCGTTGAGATTGTGCAGATCCGCGAGGGAAAGCGTGTGATTGAGCGCCGAATCTTCGTAAAAAACCCCTTCGATAAACCGAAGACCCCTTCGGAAAACGCTTCGAACCCCTTCGGAAAAGGCGATGAACCCCCTTCGGAAAAGGCTCAGGAGAGGAATACAGGTCTTAGCAATACAGGGACTGAAGCGTCACCGAGTTCCTCGGCGACCCCAGCCGATGTCGATTCGGTACAGCACGAAAAGATTCGAGAGCTCTACAACTCGATCCTTGGAAGCAGCCTATCTCGCTGCCTTGGTCTTACCGACAAGCACAGAAAGAAGATCCGCGCCTGCCACAACCTGAAGCTCGAAGGGAAGTTCGTCGTTCGCGAAGGAGGCCTCTCGTTCTGGGAAGGCCTATTTAACGACGTCCTTGATTGCCCGTTTCTGCTCGGCACCAACAACCGCGCGTGGGCTGCTGATTTCGAGTTCCTGACCACTGCCACAAACATCCAGAAATTCATGGAGGGCAAATACGATGCTCGCTGAACGCCCGTTGGTTGCAATGGAGGCCGAGCACGGCGTCCTCGGTGCCCTGATGCACTCGCCTGATGAATGCGAAGTGATCGGCGCCTACCTTGATGTGTCGGACTTCAGTCAGGAGGACAACGGCGCCCTCTACGCGATGATCCTGGCCAGCCACTCGAAAAAAGTCGCTCCAGACCCGATTACTCTTTCGGAGATCCGCGCGGAGCTTCCAAGTGGCGACTCTACGCTCGTCTATGCCGCCGAGGTGATGCGCAACGTTCCAAGCGCGGCCAACGGTAGGCATTACGCGAAAATCGTCGTAGAGCGCGCCAAGGCTCGTCGTATGTATGAGGTTGGGCAGCAGCTCATGGAGCTGGCAATGAGCGCCGGTAAAATCCCTGAGCAAGTTTCTCAGGCCCAAGCTCTCGTCATGGAGCTGAACTCCCGCGAAGACTCGCCAGACGTTGTGACCATGAAGGAAGCCCTCGGGCCTGTGTTCGAGGATATGCAGGATCGCATTGACGGCAAGCAGTTCATGGGGCTGGAGTTCGGCCTCGCCGATCTGGACAAGATCGTGAAGTGCCTGCGCCCGGGCAACCTTGCGATCATCGCGGGCCGGCCAGGGACTGGTAAGACCGTCTTGGGCATGGGCCTTGCTGACCGCGTCGCGACCAAGAAGAACGGTTCGTCGATGGTCTTCTCGTTGGAGATGCCCTACAAGGAGCTGGCAAAGCGTTCGCTCGCTTCCGAGTCTGGCGTCAGTCAGAACAAGATCGAAACGGGCGAGGCCATCCTCAACGATGAGTCGGCGGCGCGCATCACCTGCGCTGTTGCTGCTCTGTCCAAAGCCGACATTCGAATCTGCGATAAGGGCGGCCTGACGTTCTCACGCATCTGCAGCATCGCCAGATTCCAGCACCGCGCCAAGCCGCTGGACGTAATCGTCGTCGATTACCTCAGCCTGATCGCCACCGACCCATCGGCCAAGTTGCAAAACCGGAACCTTGAACTCGGCTCGTACACCCGTGGCTTCAAAGCACTGGCGAAAGAACTGGGCATCCCGGTTGTGGTTCTCGCTCAGCTCAACCGTGGCATCGAGAACCGTACCGATCCGAAGCCGAAGATGTCGGACCTGCGCGACTCAGGCGAGATCGAGCAGGACGCTGACGTGATCATCATGGCTCACCGCGACATGGACAGCGAGCGCGGCCAGAACGGCCTCACTGAGGTCGACGTCGTCAAGGTCCGCCACGCCAAGCCTGACTTCTGCGTTCTGCAATTCCAGGGCGAGTACGCCCGCTTCGTAAACGCTGCCGCCGCCGACTACGAGGACGTGCGTCAGCCCGCCCCTGCGCGCGAGCACCGACCATCCGCCCGCACGATGCTCGGCGTCGTCAAAGGAGTGCACTGATATGGCTGACGAAATCGACATCGCGCAAGAGCGCATCGAGGCCGACATGGCCCAACGAATTGCTACGCGCACCGTTTACACCGGCATCAGCGCCAAAGAGTGCGAGGAGTGCTCGGAAGAGATCCCTGAAGGCCGTCGCAATGCGGTCAAGGGCGTGAAGCTGTGCGTTGCCTGTGCTGAGCGGGCGGCGCTGGTGAAGCAGGGAGTGAGGCGGTTATGACGGACCAATTCGATGTTACCGCAGGCCGGGCGCTTGCGGTTTTGTGGAGGCAATTCCGCAAGTGGGAGAACACGATCCCATGGCTGTTCAAAAACGGCACATTGAAACGCCTGTATCTCGCATCGAAATGCAAGGCCTTGATTGAGCATGACCGAATTTTGAGGGGCCAGCCATGAGTAACGTCATCATCAAACCTCGCCACTTCTGGTCGGCCGGTGCCAATCGAATTCGTGATGTATTCACATTGGCATATCTGTTTGGACTTGAGCTGGCCGCCGCCGGAGCCGTCGAGATCATTGTCCGCCCGGTGAAGTCCCGCCGAACCCTGGAACAGAACGCCAAGCTCTGGGCAATGTTGGGCGACATTTCCCGCCAAGTCGATTGGCCGGTCAATGGCGTTATGCAGAAGCTCGACAGTGAGGACTGGAAGGCGCTGATGACCGCTGCAGCACGCCAAGAGATCCGCATGGCCCAAGGCATCAATGGCGGCGTGGTCATGCTCGGTGAAAGCACCAGGCGCATGACCGTGGCCGAGTTGGGCGACGTGATCGAGTGCATGTACGTCTTCGGCGCCGAGAAGGGCGTCGTCTGGAGCGAGCCGAAAGGGCAGATGCCAGAGACTTGGGAGGCGGCAGCATGAGCCAGTTCAAGAGTGGCGATCTCGCGCTAACCCTCGCATACGGAATTGAGTGGCCTCCAATGACACAGGTGACGCTTGATGTGTTCCTGCCAAAAGGAACGATTGGCGAGGAGCCTGATGGTGGCTTATTCACTGCTCCGTTCGACGGGTGGGCTGTATACCGCGAAGACGAGTATGGCGCCGAGTTTTTTCGTGCCGAGCATTTGATGCCCCTGCGCGGGAATTTCCAGCCCGAGCAGCAGAAGTCGCTGGAGGTGGTCGAGTGAGCCAGAAATTTACGATGCGCTACATCGCTTGGCAGGTCGCCACAGGCATGCTCGACCGTGATATGTACCGAGAGGCTTGGAAGGGCTTCTATCGCCTTGCTTTCGCTATTACAGCATTCGTTTTGCGATTGGCGATGCTGGTTACCTTTCCGGTTTCAGTTCCGCTTATGTGGGGTTTTCTGCGGCTGATGGGGCCGGTTAATCAGCGCCGGCAAAAAGCGCGGAATGAGCGCGCACGGCATGCGTATCTCGAAAGTGTGCGAAGGGGTGAAGAATGAGCATCCCATCGAAACCCCGCAAACCCAAGAAGTGCCAGAACCCGGCGTGCTGCGAATCATTCGTCCCTTTCCGCACTGGTCAGAATGTATGCAGTCCTCGCTGTGCGCTGGCGATGAAGGCTGTGAATCAGGAGAGGGCGCGCAAGGCACTGGATGAGTTGGGCCGCAAGGAGCTGAGAGCGGCCAAGGAGCGCGTTAAGCCGAAGGGGCAGTACATGCGTGACGCGCAACATGCGTTTAACGCCTATGTGCGAGCCAGGGATGCTGGGCAGCCGTGCATCTCCTGCGGTACGACCGCCGACGTTCAGTATTGCGCCGGCCACTACAGGACGACCGGGTCATGCCCTGAGCTCCGGTTCGAGCCGCTGAATGTGCACCTTCAGTGCAACAAGAACTGCAACCTTTCGAAGTCCGGAAACATCCTCGGCTATCGACCGCGGCTGCTGGAAAAGATTGGCGCCGAGCTGGTTGAGTGGCTGGAAGGCCCTCATGAGCCCAAGCGCTACACCATCGAAGACCTCAAGGCCATCACCGCCGAATACCGCGCCAAGACCCGTGAACTCAGGAGAGCAGCAGCATGATCCTCCACCTCTACTTCCTCTTCATGTTGTTGCTCGCCGGAGGTCTGCTCGAAGGCTGCCGCCGGTTGATTCGCCGGGATCGGATTGCGCGGGGTGTGAAGCCATGATGCGGGTATGGCTGCAAATCCTGCCGGTGTTTGTCTACAAATGGCTCGCGCGTAAGTACTGCGGACAAGTAATCGTGTCGGGGATCGCCTTCGCTGAGCCGGCAAAAGACATTTTGGTGAGGGCGAAATCATGAATTGGCTCGCCATCATCTGCAGCTTTTGCACTCTCATCTGTCTCGCCTGGTTCTTCCTCGAAGGTCACGTCATCAATTTCGTGGCGTCACGGAAAAGATCGCGCCGCGCCGCATGGATGGGCAAAAAATTAATCGAGTTTGCCGAGCAGGAGAGCCACCCATGAACTGGACACCAGTAGGCGAAAGCAAGCGCTGCATCTCTTCCGAAGAGGGCTATCTGGTCAGCAAGTATTCGATGCAGGAAGGATTTGCGTATGTCGCGCGCACTCCGGCTCCTGCCTCGAAGATCCTCAGCTCCGGCACCGATCTGGACAGCGCCAAGGCCGCATGCGTCACACATCTTGAATCGACAAAGGGGATCGCGGCATGAAAGCGCACGAATTTCTCGGCAAGGCCCAGGCTCTCATGCTGGAACGCGGCAAGCAGTACGACAAACCAGAAGGAGAGCGCAGCATGGCGACCACTGTGAGCGCGTTCAACACCATCACCGGGCAGTCGCTGACCGAAGGGGAGGGGTGGCTGTTGCTACAAATTCTCAAAGACGTCCGCCAGTGGCAGAACCCGGCCTACCACGCTGATTCCGCTGAGGACTGCGTGGCCTATGCCGCCCTGAAGGCTGAAGCACTGGCGAGGGCCCAATAATGGCCGAGCGCAAAGTAACCGACGAGCAGCTCATCGAAGCGCTCAAGACCATGAGCTGGCCTCAGGCTGCAAAGCACTTCGGAATGCATACCAGAACACTCCAGCGCCGCCGGGAGAACATTGTGCGCAAAGGCTGGAGCCCAGAGCACGACATGGTTCACATCGTGCCGGACGGCTTCAAGCTGAAGGGCACGTCGAGCCTGTACAAGGAGGGGGTCAAGGCGCCGGTACTTCAATGGGTTAAGACCGTAGCCGACCTTGAACGCCAACGGGCCATGAATGAAGCCTTTGCCAATGCGTTCATGGAAGACGTCAACCCGCTGCCTGAAATTACAGGGCCTATTGAGGCTCTGGATACCGACATCATCCCGTGGTTTCAAATTGGGGATGCCCACGTCGGGATGCTGGCACATAGCCATGAAGTAGGCCATAACTTCGACCTGAAGATTGCTGAGCGCGAGTTGATCGTCGCCATGCACAAGCTGATCGACCGGGCGCCGAGCTGCGAACGTTGCGTGATCCAGGACCTGGGCGACATGTCGCACTATCAGGATTTCACCGCCAAGAGTGAATCCGGCCACGACTTCGACTTCGACAGCCGCTATCCGAAGATGATCGAGGTCTGCGCGCGGATCATGCGATCGATCGTCGACAAGGCCTTGGCCAAGTTCCAGTTCGTGGACGTGATCGTTAACCAGGGCAACCACTCCCGATCGAACGACGTCTGGATGCGTATCTTCCTGAACCACGTCTATCAGGAAAACCCACGCCTTCACGTCCTCGACAACTCGAGCGTGTTCATCCCGTACCGCATGGGCAACACGTTTGTCATGTGCCACCACAGCGACAAGTGCAAGCCGGATCGCCTGATTGACGTCATGGCCACCGACTTCTCCGTGGACTGGGGTGAATCGACCTACCGCTACATCGATATCGGCCACATCCACCACCGCATGCAGTCGAAGGAATCCGCGGGCGTAACGGTTGAGTCGTGGAACCAGCTCGCCCCGGGCGACAAGTACGCCCACGACGGCGGCTGGCGTTCCCGTGCGTGCCTGAGCGCCGTGCTGCGCTCCAAGACCTATGGCGAGAAGGGTCGCATCACCATCAGTGCCGAAGAGGTCAAGGACATCATCGCCAAGGCTGTGCCAGGTGCTGAAGCTTCGAAACGTCGCGCTGTGTATTCGGTTTAAGGGGGAGTTGATCATGGGTTACAGAAACGTCGTTTCCGCAGTTGTGCGCGCTCTGGCCGCCGAAACCATCAACTCGGCCGGGGGTTGTGACTTCGAGCCGAAGGTCCAGTGCGCCAAGCAGAAGGGGGAGATCGTCGGGAAGGAGGCGGCCCTATTACAGGACTGCATCGTGCACAAGCTGCTGCACAAGATCCTGAGCCAGCGCCACTGGTTCGCCCTAACCGCGAAGTTCAGCACGCACAATGGTCGCAAGATCGAGGCGACTGGCCGGCTGGTGGCGATCGTGACCAGCCCGGCGCCGGCGCTGTTCACCCGCAAGGCCGTGACCGCATGGGCGATCCCGCAGATCAAAGGCGTCCGCCGTGAGCCTGTGAAGGTCAAGGCGCCCCAGTTCGACGAGGACGTACCAGTGTGGCGGGTCGAGGCAGCAAAGGCCGCAGTCGAGCGCGCAAATGCCATGGCGGCCAGGCGCGGTACCAGTCAGCAGGACGGCGCAATCGTTCTCGCCGATTCGAACTACGACATGACGACTTGGGATACTCAGGGCCTTGACGACCGCACCTATCGCCGCTGGCGCCAGGCCATCCATAAAGCCCTCGAAAGCCTTGTGGATACCGCGCTGGTGGAAGCACAATTAATTCTCGAAGAGGCGGGCGTACTTGGGGAGCAGGCGGCATGAGCGAACACACGCCAGGGCCATGGCAGATTGAGCCTCTGGACTGCATAGGCCCGCACGACAGAGAAGGGCGTGCCGATATCGTGCTTTGGGACGCTGATCTGGAAGGATTCGAGGTTGTCGTCAGGGCGGCATATTTCGATGATGTTCAGGCTAAGGCAAATGCCAGATTGATTTCGGCGGCGCCCGAGCTGCTTGAGGCGCTAGACCGGCTTGTAGTTGCCGCTGATACCTTTTCTGTCTCAGGCGTCTACTTCAATTCGTTCAAAGAGAACTTCGCAGCCTTGAAAAAGGCCATGGAGGCCATTGAAAAGTCCAGAGGTGAGGCGTAAGCAAAGGAAAATCAGAAAAAGCGGATAAATCGCTTGCATTAAATGTCCGCATGTCCGAAGATTCCGTCATCTTGGGTTATGTACGTTTGTATGTAGCGCAGACAAGATCAAAGCCCGGCCACTGAGTCGGGCTTTTTGCTATGCGGGTGGCGTAGGTCGCTAGACAGCCTTCCAAGCTGACGATGAGAGTTCGATTCTCTCTATCCGCTCCAGACACAACCAACGCCAAGTGACCGCAGATGCGGTATAGTCTTTATTGATGTTTTCCCTGGACTTGCTACGTACAGCTTGACTTGCTGGTGCTGCTGGCCAATCGCTCTGCTTTATACGACGTGCAGAGAGCCATGGTTCAAATCCATGACCGGGAAGTTCTGTCAGGGAGAACATCAATGCAGATGAATGCGCAGGCTGATGCGCGAATCGTGAGAGCGAGAGGATTGTCAGCATGTGATGGGCTGGACTATGCAAGGTGATGTCACCGGGCGGTATCCAATCCTTCCGTATGGCGCGGGTTCGATTCCCGCCCCATCGCAAGATGGGCGATCTGTAAAACGAGGCGTTACTGCACGCCTATTGCCTCAATGCCGGAGATCAGCGCCGGCCATCTGCGCCAATTCCAACTAGTGCAAAAAATGCACTAGTTCATTTCAAGCCCCGCCACTGTGCGGGGTTTTTTGTTTCCCTCATCCGCTGCTCCCCAGCAGTTTGGCGCCCACACTGGCGCCTTTTTTATTTCCACTACATGCAACTGAGAGGTCGAGCGCATGGATTTCCTTCATCGCATGCTCGACAAGGCCGAGTGGATCATCGCCGGCCTGTTTGGAGCCATAGTTGCAAGCTGGTGGCACAAGGACGATCTGACCGATTGGAAAGCCTGGGTGGTATTCCTGATTACTGGTGTTGCCTGCGCCCTGTACCTGACGGGGATCGTCAGCACCTACCTTGGCATCATTGACCCCAGCAACGTGGCCGGTGTCGGCTTCCTCTTGGGAGCCTTCGGTGGGTCGCTCATGACTGCCGTCAACCGCGCTATCAAAGCCGCCGACTTCTGGGCGCTCATTCGCTCGAAGTTCGGAGGGGGTTAACCCATGAATCTTCAAACGTTGAGCACGCTGTTCATCGGCACCATCAGCCTATGGGCGATGTGGTGCATGTTGAGCGCCCGAGTCCACGACGGAATCATCGGTAAGGTCATCTACGCCGCGATCATGGTGTCAGGGTTTGCGATCGTCACCCGCGCCGAGACGGTGTTTGTCACCCCTACGACTGCCGGCGTCACCTTCCACGGAGCACTCGCATTGGCTGGACTGAGACACTGGTTCGTTGCCAATCACTGGCCCCGCGTTAAAGCCTTGCTGTGCAAGTGCCTGCACTGCGAGCAATGCTTGAACAACACCAACGAGGCGGACAAGACATGAACCTGATTCCCCAATGGCAACAGCTCTGGAAGATGTACAGCGTTCAACTGTCCGCGCTTCTGGTGGCACTGAACCTTGCTGCTACCTACTGGCCAGCCTTCCAAGGCGTGCTGCCTGATGGCGTGTTCACTGCGGTGAACTCCTTCCTCGGTCTGGCGGTGATCGTCTCGCGCATCATCAAGCAGCCTGAGTTGTCCGCCGACAAGCCAACCGTTTAAACCAAAGGGCGCGAACGGCTCATGCCGGCGCCACTCTCTACATCCATGGTGACGATATGGCCCGGAAAGTATTCCTGACTGCCTATCACCCATGGTGGTTCCGCCTGTACGTGGTTGCCGTGAACGCCTTCGCCTATATGGCAGGCCTGGAAGTCGACACCGAGAAGCTCGAGGCCCAAGGGCGGAAGGCGACTCGGTATCGCGAGATCGAACCCCGCGATCAACAGTAAGTGCCAGAAGGTGAAACCTAATGAGCGACCAATCAGGCGACCATATTCACTTTGTGGGTGACGGCCGAGGCTGGCGCGAAGTGTTCATCGACGGCCAGCGGGCGACCAATGTGATTTGGTGTGATGCGAAGTCCGGCATTGCGGTAGTTGCCGATTCGCCGCTCAAGTCATCCGATGGCGAGACTGTCGACTTCCACCCTGTATGGGGTGAGATCAAGGTTTTCGCCACTGGTGGTTACATCCAAGGCGGCCAAACATTCCGAATGGGCGAGGGGCCAATCCTATGACGACCATCGCCTACAAGGACGGCATCATTGCCTATGACGGTCGAGTCTCCCGAGGCAGCACCATCGTTTACGACGACTTCGACAAGATGCGCGAACGTGAAGGCGTGTGCTTCTTCGGTACTGGCTCTACTGGCGACATCAATGAGCTGATCGGCGCATGGTTTGGTGAAGAGATCGTCGGCGAGTGTGGGGCGAATGCCCTGGTGCTGCACGACGGAAGCCTGACTCTGATCGGCTACGACGAGGGCAAGGTCTGGAAGAGCCCTGTGGTTCTTGACAGGTCGTACTCCATTGGCAGCGGTTCGGAACATGCCCTGACAGCAATGGACATGGGCGCATCTGCCTACCAAGCCGTCGAGATTGCCATGAAGCGTGATAGCTGCACTGGCGGCAAGATCAGAACGATCACAGTCAAGCCCATCGAATGATCGTTGAATGGCGTTCGAACGACGTTGAATGAATCGTTCTGCAATAACACCCCATGAATGAGGCAAGCCCATGGCCCTATGTGGCGCTAAAACGCGCTCAGGGGAACCATGTAAGCGTCACGCTGTTCCGGGTTCCTCGCGGTGCAAGTTACACGGCGGTGCGGCATCGAAGGCCAACAAGGCCAACAAGCACGCCGCGAAGCCTGGCTCAATCTATAGCCAGTTCATGACCGAGGCCGAGAACGACATGCTTGCTCACATCGAGCTTGGGCGTGTTGATGACGAGCTTCGCCTGACGCGTATCCGATTGATGCGCGCTCTGAATCAAGAAAATGAGCGTGGCGACACTGCCGAGCTTGAGGCAAGGGTTGAGCGTGAAGGCGCCGGTGAGTACCAAGCCAAGACTGAAGAGAAGTTCAAGGTCCGGGACTACGCCGGGCTTATTGATCGTCTCACCGGCCGAATCGAAAGCCTTGAGCGAACCCGCGCCGAGCTGCTGAAGACAAACCCTGTCGAGTTGCCACCGGTGACCAGAATCGAGATCGAGGTGGTAGGTGGAAGGAAGGACGCTGCGGGTGCAAATGACGCAGCCTCAGGCTGACTTCTATCAACTGACCGAGAAGTATCCGGCGTTTGTCGGTGGGTTTGGTACGGGCAAGACTGAAACCCTCGCCAACTGCGCGCTGAGAGACGCTCTGGCATCATCCAGCGCTTTGATCGCACTGTACGAGCCCACCTATGACCTTGTCCGCCTCATCCTTGCCCCGCGCATGGAAGAGAAGCTGTCGGACATGGGCATCCGGTACAAGTACAACAAGCAAGAGAACATCATTTACACGAGCTCGCCCAACTGCGGTGACTTCGTACTGCGGACGCTGGAAAATCCTGCCCGCATCATTGGCTACGAGTCTTACCGGGCGCACGTCGACGAAATCGACACGCTGAAGAAGACGCTGGCACAGATGGCCTGGCGCAAGATCATTGCGCGAAACCGGCAGCGGCCTGCTGGAGTGGACGACCCTTTCAATCGGGTGTCTGCCTACACGACGCCGGAAGGCTACCAGTTCGTCTATGACACCTGGGGACGCAACCCAAAGCCTGGCTACGTGATGATCCAGGCGGCGACCAGCTCAAACCCGTTTCTGCCTGAGGACTACGAACAGAGCCTGCGCGAGAGTTATCCGCCGGCGCTGATCTCGGCCTACCTCGAAGGCAAGTTCACCAACCTGACATCCGGCAGCGTTTACCCTGACTTTGATCGGGTGCTGAACCATTCGAATGCCACGCTTGAGCCTGGCGAGGCTGTGCTAATAGGCATGGACTTCAACCGGTTGAAGATGAGCGCCGTGGTCTATGTGCTGCGCGATGGATGGCCTGTCGCGGTCGATGAGATCGTTGATGGCCGCGACACGCCGCAGATGGTCACCATCTTCAACGAGCGCTACAAGCTCAAGGGGCACGCCGTTCAGGTGTTCCCTGACGCATCTGGCCAAAACTCCAGCAGCAAGAACGCAAGCGAGTCTGACCTGAGCATCATTCGCCAGGCCGGCCTATCTGTCCGTGTCAACTCTACAAACCCGGCTATTGCTGACCGTGTGAACGCCGTCAACGCGCTGATCCTCAACGGACAGGGCGAGCGCCGACTGAAGATCAACACGAATCGCTGCCCGCACCTCACTGATGGTCTCGAGCAGCAGGCATACGACAAAAACGGCATGCCGGACAAGACAAGCGGGATCGACCACGTCATTGACGCAGGTGGTTACCCGCTGGCTCATCTGTTCCCAATCGTCAAACGAACAGCCACTCAAGTACCTCTGAGACTTTAAACTATGAGCAGTGACGATCCGAGCAAGACGCTGCCCGCAGTGGAAGCCATGCGCCAAGACTGGGCGATTGTTGATCCCCTGATGGGTGGCACCAGAGCGATGCGCGAGGCCGGGGCTGAGCTACTGCCAAAGTGGCCGAAGGAAGATGAGTGCGACTACAAGGGTCGCCTGAGCCTGTCCACCCTGTTCCCGGCTTACCGTGAGACGGTCAAGAACAACACTGGCCGAGTATTCGCTGAGCCGATCGTGCTGGGAGATGATATCCCTACAGTGCTTGTTGAGCTGACTGAAGACTTCGACCGCCAGGGTAACAACCTGCAGGTCTGGGCGAAGTCGTTCTTCTTTCAGGCAATGTCGCACGGCTTGTGTCATGCGCTGGCAGAATACCCGAACATTCAGCGCGCCGACGGCCAACTGGTCACCAGTGCTGACGCGATCGCCATTAACGCGCGTCCATACGCCATTATGATTCGCCCCCAGCAGGTGTTGGGCTGGCGCTTCAGCAATCGCAACGGCAAGCATGTCCTTGATCAATTCCGCTACATGGAGTCGGTCGAAGAGGAGGACGGCTTGTTCGGCATGAAGCGTATAGACCAGATTCGCGTGCTGACTCCAGGCGCATGGCAGACCTACCGCGAGAAGGCTGACGATAAAGGCCAGAAGACGTGGGCGCTGTACGAGGAAGGCACTACTTCCCTTGAACACATCGCACTGACGACCCTCTACACTGACCGCACCGGTTTCATGACGGCCAAGCCGCCGCTACTGGAGCTGGCTTACCTCAACGTCAAGCATTGGCAGTCCCAGAGCGATCAGGACAACATCCTGCACGTCGCTAGGGTGCCGATGCTGGCTGTAATCGGGCTTGCTGAGGGTGAGACGATCACTGTTGGCGTTGGCTCTGCGACAAGCCTGCCAAAAGACGCCGACATGAAGTTTGTCGAGCACACCGGCAAATCCATTGAGGCTGGCCGAACTGCACTGCAAGACCTAGAAGACCAAATGCGAGTCGCCGGCGCCAAGCTGCTCCAGAAGGACAAGCAGGCCGTCAAGACTGCTACGCAAGCCGAGGAAGAGGCTGCTCAGGAGCTGAGCCCGCTTCAGGCCATGGCGAGCGGCCTGGAAGACGCGCTGGATCAGATCCTTCAGCACTTCGCCGAGTTGAGTGGTTTGCCGGAAGGTGGCCATGTTCAGGTGCAAGGCAATTTCGACGTGGACTTCGCGGTAGAGACGACTCTCCCACTGCTGCTCAACATGGCATCGCAAGGCCGCCTGTCCGACGAGACGCTGTTCTCGGAGATGCAGCGCCGCAACGTGGTGTCGAGTGACATCAAGTGGGACGAAGAGAAAGCCAAGATTGCCGAACAGGGGCCGAGCCTCGGAGCGCTCTAAATGCCAAACGTCAACCAGTTACTTGAGGACGAGCAGATTGCTCACAGTGTAAACCTCGAAAAGTACAAGGTTGGCGTGGTCAAGCGGATAATCTCGCTGCTGAATAGGTCCGATGCTGACCTTTCGGCGGCGCTGTCTGCTGCATTGGAGCGCCTGCCTGCTGAATCCTTCACGGTTGAGCGCCTGGAGCTGCTGCTGGATCAGGTGAGACTGATCAACACTCAGGCCTATGCGTCTGTAGCCACTGAGCTACAGAACGACCTGAAGGAGCTGGCAGGCTACGAGGTCAGTTGGCAGCGAGCATTGTTCGAGTCGGCCATCCCTAATCCGGTGCAGGTTCGCTTCCCGATTGCGAGTGTCAGTGCTGAGCAGGCTTACAGCGCGGCCATGTCGAGGCCCTTTCAAGGGAGATTGCTGCGCAACTGGTCAACCGAGATCGCCGCCGACCGCATGGTCAAGATACGCAACGCCATCCGCACCGGTTACCTCGAAGGCAAGACGACTGATCAGATCATTCGCGGCATTCGTGGCTCTCGGGCTACTGGATACGCTGATGGCTTCCTTGAGCGCCCCCGCAAAGACCTTGCAGCGGTCGTCAGGACGGCTGTGAGCCACACTGCTGCGACTGCACGGGATGAGTTCAATAAGGCCAACGCTGAGATCCTGAAGTCGGAAGATTGGACCTCGGTCCTCGACCTGAAGACCTCTCCCGGCTGCATCATCCGCGACAAAAAGTCATACACGCCCGTCACGCACAAGCCGATCGGTCACAAGATACCGTGGCTGCAAGGCCCTGGGCGTCTGCACTTCTGCTGCCGTAGCACGTCAATCGTTCGCACCAAGTCATGGCGCGAACTTGGAATTGATATCGACTCCATGACTCCGGCGCAGCGGGCCTCTATGGATGGCCAAGTCCCGGGCGATCTCAACTATAAGGAATGGTTTAATCGCCAGTCCGAAGCCCGCAAGATCGAGGTGCTCGGCCCGGTACGCGCTCAGTTGTTGAAGGATGGCAAGCTGGAACTCGAGGATTTTTACTCGGCGACCGGTGAGTTCCTGACTCTAGACCAGATGCGCGCCCGTGATGCTGCGGCATTTGCTAAGATGGCGGCCTAACTCGGAGGTATCGCAATGCAAGATTCTGCAAGCATGATGATCGTCCACAAGCTCTATACCCATGACGCAGCGGGCAACGTACTGTCCGGAGCATGCCTGAAGCTGCTGGACCGTGATGGCAAGGTGGCCTCCGAGCTCCACGGCAAGGTTGGCTCGCCATGCTTCGGCGTGACGCATCCTCATTACTGCCAAGTCAAGGGTGAAGGCCCATACACTCACGAGACCGCCGACGGTGTCACGGTTGAGTTTGAAGTGGTCACGACTGCTGTATCACACATCGCCAGCTGAATGACCGACAAACCCCGCTTCCACGTAATCGACGGCACCGCTCCACCGGATACCACGGCCGAGCAGGTGCGCAAGCGTGTGCGTGCGATGCCGAAGCCTGAGGCGATGATTCAATGCCATCGCTGCGGTGGAAGGGAAGTGATCGAATCCAAGATCGGCGTCCTGATGAAGAACGGCAAGCCAACTGGCGGGACTAAGGCGCTGCTATGCGTCGTGTGCCTGCTTAAAGGCGAGAGGGTGGTGCTGATATGATCCAAGAACTCAGTAACAGCGACATGAAAGCCGGCATCAAGGCCGTTCTCGAAGCTCGCGCCGACAATGCACGGATTGACCGCATGATCGGGATCGCTTTGCTGCTCACAGCCGCACTGGCGTTCTGCGTCACGCCGTAGCGTCACGAAACGAATTCAACCAGCCCTGGCATCCGCCGGGGCTTTTTTATGCCCACGATTCACACAAGCCCCGTCCATGACGGGGCTTTTTATTGCCGCCAGGCGGCCAACAGACCCAAGGGGTTAGCAGATGTTTATTTTCGGCAAGTGGTATCCGTTGATGGCTCCAGAAGGCGAAGGCGGCAATGGTGGCGGTGGCGACACTCCCCCTCCTGCTCCATCACCTGAGGTGCAGGCGCAGATTACCGCTGCGGTAGAAGCGGCTGTAGGCGGCCTGAAGACCAAGAACAGCGAACTGCTCGGCAAACTTAAGGCTGCTGGCGAGAACGCTGCTCGTTTCGAAGGCATCGACCCTGATGCAGTTCGGAACATCCTCTCGAAGTTCGCCAACGACGAAGAAGCCGGCCTGATTGCTGCCGGCAAGATCGACGAAGTGCTCGACAAGCGCACCACGCGCATGAAAGCAGGCTTCGAACAGGAAACCGCCAAAGAACGTACCGCTCGCGAAGCTGCCGAGGCCCGGGCTGACAAGTTCAGTCGCCGAGTCCTTGAAAACGGCATCCGCGCAGAAGCCGCCGCTGCTGGCCTCCACCAGTACGCAATCGATGACGCGCTGCTCCGTGCCAGTGCGACCTTCAAGCTCGACGACGAGGGCAACCCTGTCGCCGTAGAAGACGCATTCGGCAAGGACGGCAAGCCGCTGACGCTCAAGGAGTGGTTCAGCGACATGAAAGACAAGGCTCCGCACTGGTTCCCAGCTTCCGCCAATGGCGGCGGTGCTCAACAGAGCAACGTGCAGATGGGGGCCAAGACCATGAAACGAACCCAATACGAAGCCTTGAGCCCCCTCGATCAGCGAGCGGCGATCAAGGCGCAAATCAAGATTGTCGATTAAGAGGTAACACCGCATGGGCACTTTGACCCTCACCAGTCTGATTCCTTCCATTCAGGAAGCGATGGACGTTGTATCCCGCGAGCTGGTCGGTTTCATCCCGGCCGTATCCCGTGACTCCACTGCAGAGCGTGCAGCCGTCGGCCAAGCCGTTGTTTCGCCAGTTGTTGGCGCGATGGCTGCTGAAGATCTGGTTCCAGCGGCTTACGCTGCTGATACTCCGAACCAGACCATCGGCAACGTGCAGATGACCATCAGCAAGGCGCGTTCGGTGCCGTTCGGCATCACTGGTGAGGAAACTCTGGGCCTGCGTAACGCCGGCACTCTGGGTGACATCAATGCTCAGCGTATCGCCCAAGCCATTCGTACGCTGACCAACGAAGTCGAAGGCGACCTCGCCGCCCTGCACATCAACACCTCGCGCGCCTACGGCACCCCGGGTACCACTCCGTTCGGTACTGCTGGCGACCTGAGCGACTTTGCCCAGGCCCGTAAGATCCTGGACGACAACGGCGCGCCGCAAAGCGATATGCACATGGTTCTCGGCGGCGCTGCTGTTGCGAACATTCGCGGCAAGATGTCCACCCTGTTCCAGACCAACACCGGCGGCGCTCAGTCCGAAGCTCTGTTGCGTCAAGGCGCTCTGGGTGAATACCAAGGCATGCTGCTGCACAACTCGGCGCAGGTTCGTGAAGGGGTTGCCGTTGGTACTGGCGCTGCCGCCACCACCAACGCTGCCGGTTACGCTGTCGGCGCGACCGTCATCACCCTGGCTTCGGCAGGCACCGGCACCATCATCGCGGGCGACGTTGTCACATTCGCTGGTGACACCAACAAGTACGTTGTTGTGACCGGCGATACCGACACCTCCAACGGCGGCTCGATCACCATCGCCGAGCCGGGCCTGCGCGTTGCAATGAGCGCTGCCGCCAAGGCGATCACCGTTGTGGCCGCTGCTACTCGCAACATGTTCTTCCACCGCTCGGCCATCCAACTGGCTACCCGCGCTCCTGCGATGCCAGAAGGTGGCGACGCTGCTGACGACGTAATGCTGGTTACCGACCCTGTGTCGGGCCTTACCTACGAGTTCGCGATCTACAAGCAGAAACGCCAAGTGCGCTACGAGATCAACCTGGCATGGGGCGTGAAAATGATCGCTCCTCGTCACTCGGGCCTCCTGCTGGGCTAATCGGAACGCCCGGGGCTTCGGCCTCGGGCCTTCAGTGGAGATACACATGCCAGTTATTCAAGTAAAGCCATGGGGTGACGACCAAGGCGATTTCGTTGAAATCAATGACTTCGACTTCGACCCAGATTTCCATAGCCTGCTGGGCGACTCTTCGTCCGGCAGTGATGACAAGGCCAAGCTGACCGCTGCCGAGATCAAGGCCAAGCTGACCGAGCTGGGCGTAGAGTTCAAGGGTAACGCTTCGCGTGATTCGTTGCAGGAGCTGCTGGACGCTCGCGTTGCTGGCGATCTCGCTGTTGCTGCGCTGAAGGCCCAACTGACCGAAAAGGGTATCGAGTTCGCCGAAGACGCCGACCTCGCCACTCTGCAAGCACTGCTCCCAGCCGAGGAATAAGTCATGGCATCAGCGAATTCGCTATTCCTCCCGAAGCGTATGGCTGATGCCTACTTCTCCGGCACTTTCAAGATGCTGCTGGTTTCGGCGGTTCCGTCCGAGACCGAGCTGGATACCTTCGACTTCCGCAATGACGTTGTGACTGAGGTTGCTGCGTCTGGCACGTATGCAACCGGCGGATCGACGGTGACCTGCACTGTTGGCTCCGTTGACACGACCAACAACCGTGTCGCGGTGACCTTCGGCAACCCTGCGGCCTGGACTGGCGCGACGATCAGCGCTGTCGGCGGGTGGATCTACAAATCAGTCGGCACTGCTGCCACTGACGAGCTGGTCACCTTCGTGGACTTCGGCGGCACCGTCACCAGCACGGCAGGCAGCTTCACTGTCACGCTGTCCTCTCCGCTGTACGTCAACCGCTAGGTGATCTGATGGCTATTACGTCGCTTGACCAGCTCATCGCGGCGCCGTCGCAGCGTGTGTCGATCATCAAGACCGGCTCTGTCACGTCTGTGGCGACCATCCCGACTCAGATGATCAACGCGGGCGGCAACCCTGGCGCAGGCACGCTGGCTGGATCGAACACCGCAAGCGGAGTGGTGCCTACGGATGCGAACGGCGGCTTCCCGACGATCAATGCATTCTCGGGCAGCAATACCGGCTACATCTCCAACATGACGTTCGGGGCTACGGTTGGCTGCCGGCTGCATCTGTTCGACTGCCTGTTCAAGGCAGGTGCGTACACGTTCAACACCACGACCGCGCTGACGTCGCAGCCAAGCTATGCGTCGCGCGTTCCGGGCGGAACCGACTTCACATGCACGGAGCTGTGGATTGAGGCGGTGACTGCCTTCACTGGTAACCAGAGCATCGCGATCACCTACACCAATCAGGACGGGGTGACAGGGCGGTCCACAGGCAGCGTAGCAACCGGCGTCGCGCCGATTGCCAACCGGATGCTTCAGTTGCCGTTGCAAACCGGTGACACGGGCATTCAGAAGGTTGAGTCAGTGATCAGCACGGTGTCGACTGCGGGGACGTTCAACGTTCTGGTGCTGCGCCGACTGTGGTCTGGTCGAATCCTGCTGGCGAATAGCGGCGACACGCACGACTTTCTCAAGACAGGCATGCCGCAGGTGTTCGCAGACAGTGCGCTGATGGTGGTTTCTCAGCCGGACGGCACTACAACCGGCGGCTTCGAGCTGATGTTCGAGGTCGTCAACGGGTGATCCCATGGCCAAAAACGTTTGGCGGGTCTATCCGTCTGGTCGAATATCGGTAACGGACTTCGTCACGCAGGGCTCTGAGTCGACTGCTGTTGCGTCGATCGTTTCTGGCTTCTGGTCTGCTGGCGGCGATGCGGCAGTGACTGGCGATGTTGCGCAGATTGGCCTTGCGGCGTTCGATGCGGTCGCGTCTGGGGCTGCGACGGTCAGTCCAGCGCCAAGCGTGCTGCCGCTTACCGCTCCAGTGGGCTCTGCGTCCGCCTCGACAGTGGTGAATGGCTCGGCCAGCGCCGCTGCGGCCTCGATGGCGCTGTCTGCCCCGGCATCGGCTGCCACTGGTGGCGCTTCACGGTCTGCGGCTCCTGCCGCAATCACGGCGAGCGCGCCGGTAGCATCCGGCACTGGTTCTGCGTCGAAGTCGGCAGCTCCCGCCACTATGGCGTTGAGCGCGCCGGTATCAAGCGGTTCAGGATCGGCTTCAGCACCGGCCTCGATCGCCAGCATCACCCAGGCCGCGCCGAACGCCTCGGCATCTGGAAGTACGACGGCCAATGGCAATGCTTCGGCATCGTGCGCAACACTGGCTCTCGCTCCTGCAGGTGCAACAGCTCAAGGTGGCGCCTCTAAGGCTGCCGGACTGTCCTTTGTCGGGCTTTCTGCTCCTACGGGCAGTGCGCAGCCAGCGGTGTACGCCACCGGTGCAGTCGCGCCGATCATCTTCATCGCGCCGGCAACCACTGCGACGGGTTCTGCGGTAACGACCGGCACCATCGACGAAGTGTCATTTGACCCCTCGCAAGGCTCGGCCGCCGGCACTGATGCCAATGCGCAGCAGTATCCACTGGCTGGCTTGACGCAGGTCTATCCGCTTGACGGCCTGGCACAGCAGATGCCGCTCGCTGGACAGTCGCAGGAGTACCCGCTGGCCGGACAATCGAACACTCGCCCGCTCGCCGGGCAAACACAAACTTTCCCGCTGGGGTAGCACATGGCACTTATTGTCGAAAACGGCCAAGGCTTGGCGGACGCCGAGAGTCTGTGCTCGGTTTCCTACGCCGATGCCTATCACGATGCGCGCGGCAACACGATCTGGGCCGCGCTGAGCACGCCCGAGAAAGAGCAGGCGCTGCGCAGGGGCACGGACTACATCGAACGCACCTACGGCATGCGCTTCTGCGGCTACCGGGTCAACTCGACTCAGGCGCTGTCATGGCCACGCTACGAGGCGCGCCGCAAGGACAGTGGTCGCTGCGAATACTGGCCGAGCGATGCAGTGCCGAATCCAATGGCTCAGACCTGCGCCGAGATGTCGATGAAAGCCGCCCAAGGCGAGCTGGACAAGGATTTTGATCAAAGCAAGCTAACAAAGGCGGTGACCGTCGGGCCGATCAAGAAGGAATACTTCGATAGTGACGGCGTGATTCGCTACCGGCACATCGATAAGAGCATGGCTCAGTTCATCGAAGGCTCAGGCAGCAGCATCTCTATGGTGCGGTCATGACTGATATCTATGACGAGGCGAAAGCCGTTGCGATCGAGATGTTGGCGCCGCGCTCAAATGGTGGCATGGGCCTAGAACTGACGCTTACGCGCGTCACGAAGGGCGAGTACGACCCTGATACAGGCTCAAGCCCGGTGACCACCGATCTGTTCGAAGGCTCTGGCTTTCGCGAGAACTACCGGAACAGCGATATCGACGGCTCCCGCATCAAGCAGGGCGACGTGAAGATCCTTGTCTCTCCGGTGCAACTGACCGGCGCCGACATGCCAACACCAATCACCCTCGACAAGATCCTCTTCGACGGCGACACCTACACGGTGCAGAACGTCGAACCTTGGAACTACGCCGGCCTCAACGTCGGCTTCAGCGTGCAGGCCCGAAAATGAGTTTTGCATTGGATCTGAAGGCGTTCGCCGCGAAGGCCGAAGCCAATGCCGAAACCGTGATCAAGAAGGTCGCCATCGACCTGCTGGGCGCCGTGGTAGATCGATCGCCAGTCGGCAACCCTGAGCTTTGGGCGGCCAACGCCACCGCGACCCAGTACAACAACGAAGTGGCCAGACTCAATGCCGATCTGCGTAACGATCCGGCGAACCTGACCAAGAACGGACGGATGAAGCCCGGGCGACTCATTAAAGACGGCATGGATCTTGTCGCCGGCGGCGATTACGTCGGCGGGCGGTTCCGGGGCAACTGGCAGGTTAGCTTCGACACGGCCAAGACTGGCACGCTCGAACGCATCGATCCGACCGGACGCGAATCGCTCGGCTCCGGGACAGCAGTCATCCAAGGGTTCACGACAGAGGTCGGCACCATCTGGATGATGAATAATCTCCCGTACGCCCAGCCGCTTGAGTATGGGCATTCCAGTCAGGCGCCCGCCGGCATGGTCCGCATCTCCGTGCTGGAGGTGCAGATGTTCATCAGCAAGGCCGTATCGGAGCTTCCCTAATGTCAGACCGAATCATCAGAAGCCTCTTCGATGCGCGCCTGAAGACTTGGGCAACTGCCCGTGTCCCACCGCTGCCCATCGAATACGAGGATGTCGCGTTCACGCCGCCAAGCGACGGTTCGCCCTATCTGCGCAGTTACCTGTTGCCGGCCAACACGACCAGCGAAGACCTTGAAGGCAAGCACACGGCTTACCGTGGCGTCTACCAGGTCAGTGTCGTGACAAAGGCCGGCGAGGGGCGCGGTGCCGCCAGCTTGATTGCTGACGAGCTTGCCGCGCTGTTCCCAAACAATCTGGCGATGACCAAGACCTCGCTCACGGTCTACACCAGATCGCCGATGTCCACTGCTACTGCGCAGCCGGGCGACACCACTACCACGCTGCCGCTGTCGTTCGTTTATCGAGCCGACACCACCACCTAATCCGCCCATTGGGCAAACCCAGAACCCGCCATTGAGCGGGTTTTGTCATTTCTGCATAGAGGAAACCCCCATGGGATACAAGCTGCCCAACGGCGCGACGTTCGAACACGCCGCTACCTACGCTTCTCCGCTCGCGTTCTCGGCAATCACCAACGCAACTTCGGCAATCTGTACCGTGGTTGGCGCAACCCTCGTTGTTGGCGACATCCTGCTGGTCACTTCCGGCTGGACTGCGCTGAACAACAAGGTCGTGCGAGTTTCGGCCGCAACTGCGACTGCGATCACTCTGGAAGGCATCGACACCACCAGCACAACCGTTTACCCGGCTGGCTCCGGCGTTGGCAGCCTGAAAAAGATTCTGACCTGGGTGCAAATCCCGCAGATCACCGACGTGGCCTTCTCTGGCGGCGATCAGAATTATGCCGATATCGTCTTCCTCGAAGACCAACAGGGCCGTCAACTGCCTACCGATAAGGCGGCTGCCAGTATGGTCCTGACCGTTGCCGACGATCCGACTCTGGCCTATGTGCCGATCGTGCAAGCCGCTGACCTGGCTCAGACCTGCCAAGCCGCGCGCCTCAATCTGCCAGGCACCGACAAGATCTACTACGGCGCCTACACCTCGTTCTCGCTGCAGCCGGCCGTGTCCCGCAACAACATCTTGACCCGCACCGTATCCATGGCGCTGCAAGCCTCGCCTACCCGCTACCTGTCGTAAGGAAATCACATGGCTAGCTTCAAAGTCGAGAAAAACGCCACGTTCAAGGCTCAAGTCGAGATCCCGCGTGTTGGTTTCGACCCGATCACCGCCGAGGTCGAGTTCAAGTATCGCGACCGCAAAGAACTGTCGGCCTACTACGACAAGTGGAACGAAGCCCGCGATGTCGCAGCCAAGGAAGCTATGAAGGACGGCACGACCTGGGAGATGGCCACCGCCGCTCAGATCAAGCTGGAAGTCGCTCAGCTCAAGGAGATCTTGGTCGGATGGGACTTCGAGGAGGCCTTCACTGACGAAAGCCTGCTCGATCTGGTGTCTGGCTTCCAAGGCGCTCCGGCGGCTTTGCTGGATGCGTACCAGAAAGCCTATGTGGTTGCCCGCCGGGGAAACTGATTGCCGCTGCGCGCGCGCTCTATGAGCCCGGCGCGTCAGCCGATGATATGGCGCTGTTCGGCCTGACCATGGATGACGTGGATGAAGAAGTGGAGGTCTGGCCGGACAACTGGCCAGTCTTCCGCCTGTTCAATGCCCTTGGCACCCAATGGCGCACGGGTGCCGCCGGCGCGACCGGACTGGACTACTCGGTCGTTCGCGAAGTGGCAACCCTCATCGGCATCAAGAAGCGGCAAATCCCCGAACTCTTTCCTGACCTTCAAGTAATGGAGGCCGAAGCGCTCGCTGTCATGGCCGAGAAGTGAAAAACATTGTCAGGAGAATGGCATGACACAAGACATTGCCAGCCTTGGGATCAAGGTAGAAACCGGTGACGTAGCCAAGGCGTCAACCGAACTTGACGGCCTGACGCAGGCCGGTGCGAAGGCGCAGAAGGCAACGGAAAGCCTTTCTACCGAGAGCAAGAAGGCTGGCGCATCCATCAAGGCTATGGCGGCCGAGACGAAAGCGGCTGAGGCTGCTGCTGCCAAGCTTGAAAAACAGACAAATGCAACTGGCCTGTCAGCTAAGCAAACTGCTGCCGCGCTGCGTGGTGTGCCGGCACAGGTCACGGACATCGTTACGAGCCTCCAGGGCGGGCAAGCTCCACTTACGGTTCTCCTTCAGCAAGGTGGACAACTCAAGGACATGTTCGGCGGGATTGTCCCTGCCGCGCGCGCACTCGGCGGTTACGTTGCTGGCCTGATCAACCCATTCACCCTAGCTGCTGCTGCGGCTGCGGCGCTCGGTCTTGCATACTTCAAGGGCAGCGAAGAGGCGACGGCTTACAACAAGGCGCTGATCCTCACCGGTAACGCTGCTGGCACCAGTGGCGACCAACTCGCATCCCTCGCGGAACAGGTGTCGTCAACGGTTGGCACCACCGGTGCCGCTGCTGAGGTGCTGGCAAAGCTGGCTGGAAACGGCAAGATCGCCGGCGAAAGCTTCGGCGAGATCGCCACGGCCGCGATCGAGATGGAAAAGGCCACGGGCAAAGCGATTGATGAAACGATCGCTGAGTTCGCCAAGATCGCCAAGGACCCGGTCGCTGCTGCGAAAGAGCTGAACGACCAGTACAACTTCCTGACTGCCTCGGTCTATTCGCAGATCGTTGCGCTGAAAGAGCAGGGCGATACCATCGGCGCGGCCAAGCTGTTGACGGACGCCTACGCGGACACCATCAAGACCCGCACGGCTGACGTGACTGCCAACCTCGGGCTTATCGAGAGCGCCTGGAAGAAGGTCAAGTCGGCTGCTGCTGGCGCGCTTGATGCAACGCTTGATGTTGGCCGTACCCAGTCGATCGATGCGCAGATTGCCGAGCGCGAGAAACTACTTGCCTCGCGCAAGGATGGATTTCTCGCAAACCTGTTTCCCGATACGCTCGGCGCAAACAGCGAGTCGACAAAGTTCATCGAGGGACAGGTTGATGCTCTCAAGCGCGCCAAAGTCCAGATCGAAGCCAATGCCAAGGCTGAAGGCGATCGCGTAAAAGTCCAGAAGGAAGGGATTGATGCGTCGATCAAGCTCAAGGCAATCAGCGATGCCAACCTCACCAACGAGGAAAAGCGCAACAAGCTGATCAAAGAATACAAGCGCGAAGTCGAGGCGCTGCGCAAGGCGGACCCCAACAGCCCGCTGGTTCAGGCCGACGTCGTCGCCAAGAACATCCAGAACATCAAGGACAAGAACAAAGATCCGGCTGCGAAGCCTGGCCGCGTCAACCTGACCGACGTCAACGACGCTCAGAACGCAATCAAAGCTATTCAGTCGGCCTACTCCAACTCTGAGAAAGAACTTGAGGCGCAGCAGAAGGCTGGCCTGATCTCGCAACAGAGCTACCTTGACCAGCGCACCGCGTTGATCAGGGCGGAGCGTGAGGAGGTCACTGGGGCCTACCAGTCGCAGATATCGGCACTGGAGACTCTGAAGGACAAGTCCAGCACGACTGGCGAGCAACGGATCCAGCTTGACCAGAAGATCGCCGATGCCCGCGCCAGCATGGTCAAGGCGCAGAAGGATGCCGACAGCCAGCTCAATATTCTGTCCATCAATGAACAGGGCCTGGTCAAGGCTCAGACTGCCGCCTCGGAAGCGTATGTTGCTCAGCTTGAGCGGCAACGCGCCGCGCTCGAAACATCCGGTACGCGCGCTGCAAATAGTCTTGGCCTTGGTGATCGACAGCAGGGGCTGCAAAACAGTCTCGATGGGGCGACCGACAAGTTCAATGAAGAGCGCGCCAAGCTGCTGGATCGCCGAAGGACGGCCCCAGATAAATACAGCATGGATGCGTACCAAAAGGATTTGGCTAGTCTCCAGACGGCGGAAGACCGCTACCGAGAAACTGTCATTGGCAACTACGACAAGATGTCAGCAGCGCAATCAAACTGGCAAGCAGGAGCTACTTCAGCATTCGCAAACTACCTGGAATCCTCAAGGGACGTTGCCGGTCAGACCAAAAGTCTGTTCACAAATGCCTTCAGTTCCATGGAAGACGCCATTGTCCAGTTCGCCATGACCGGCAAGCTGTCGTTCTCTGACTTCGCCAAGTCCGTATTGGCCGATATGGCCAAGATCGCCGTTCGACAAGCCAGCTCTTCGGCACTCAGCGGGTTGTTCGGCATCGTTGCAAACGTCGCCAGCTCTTATTTCACCGGTGGAAGCGGGAATGGGTTGGCAACTGGTTCGGCTGGAGCAACGTCTTCAAACCTTGGGGCTTCGCAGGCTGGATATTCAGCGCCTTATTTCCAGGCAAAGGGCGGCGCTTGGCTCGGCGGCGTGCAGATGTTCGCCAATGGCGGAGCGTTCTCCAATAGCGTGGTAACCCAGCCTACTGCTTTCGCCATGGGCAATGGTGGACTAGGTGTTGCTGGTGAGGCCGGACCGGAAGCGATCGTTCCTCTGGCTCGCGATTCACAGGGTCGCTTAGGGGTGCGGGGCGGTGCTGGAAACTCCAGCACGATCAACGTAAGCGTGACTGTGGATGCAACTGATGGCGGCGGTGCAACACCAAATCCTGCGCGCCTGGCCGAGGCTATCAAAGTTGTGTGCCGTCAAGAAATTGCCAACTCTCGCCGAAATGGCGGTCAACTTGCTTAAGGCGGAATCATGCTGACCTTCACATGGGTGCCAACCTATGAATCGACCATGACATTTACGCCAAAGGCAAGGGTCATCAAATTCGGGGAAGGCTATGAATTGCGGCAAGGTGACGGCATCAACCGTAGCCCACGGTCCTACTCACTTGTATTCAAACGAGTTTCATCCGAAATAAACGCCATCGACATGTTCTTGTCTGCGCGCGGCGCCGTTGAGGCATTTTTTTATACACACCCGGGGCGAGTTGTTGGCGCGTTTGTGTGCCGTGAATGGGTAAGGACAAACGTTGCAAGGGGCGTGGACAGCATCGCCGCGACTTTTGAGGAGGTTTACGAATGACTGCGCTAGAGGGCCAGCTATCACTGGCGACCGGCTTAAGCATCTGGGAGGGCTTTGAATTGGTTCTCCCGGATCAAACTATCCGGTTCCACAAGGGTGTCAGTGAAAATCTAGGATCGGTCTTTTGGCAGGGTGAGCCGTACAGTCCATGGCCAATCAATGCCTCTGAGTTTTCCACCCCAAGTCAAGGATCTCCAGCGCGGCCAAAACTGCAGGTTGGCAACTTCGGCGGCACTATCTCTGCCCTGTGCCGTCAATACGAAGACCTTCTCGGAGCTACGCTGCGACGTCGCCGCACCCTGGTAAAATACCTGGATGCTACGAATTTTGCCTCTGGGAATCCAACGGCAAATCCAGCCGAGGAGTACCCAATAGAAACCTGGATAATCACCAGGAAGGCCCACGAAAATCCATCTGCGATCGAGTTCGACCTTGGCTCCCCCTTGGACTTGCATGGAGTAAAATTACCGCGTCGCCAGGTAGTGGCGGGCACATGCCTTTGGGCCTATCGCTCGGGAGAGTGTGGGTACGCTGGAGGGCCTGTTGCTGACCGCCTGAATAATCCAACCAGTGACCTTGCAGCCGATCAATGCAGCAAATCCATAACTGGTTGCAAGTTGCGCTTTGGCGTGTACGGGGAGCTTCCTTTTGGCGGATTCCCAGGTATCGCCAGTGTGCCGAGGCTTTAAAATGAGCGATCTGATTAAGCAGTGTAAGGCGGACGCTGAAGCTCATGCGCTCGCTGAGTACCCGCGCGAATCCGTCGGCTTGGTAATAAGCGTTCGCGGCAAGCCGCGTTATGTGCCATGTCGGAATATTTCGGAGGAGGCTGACCACTTCATCCTTCATCCAGAGGATTATGCGGCGGCTGAGGATCTTGGCGATATTGCAGTCATCATCCACTCTCACCCGGATGCCGGGCCAGAGCCAAGCATCCACGACATGGCAAGCCACGCGGTCAGCCGGACAGCCTGGTGGATTGTGGGGATAATGGACGGCCAGACCTCATGGCATGAAATGCCAGCAGCAGGAGAACTTCCGCTGGAGGGTCGCGTCTTCGTCCACGGTGTCATTGATTGCTACACACTGGTGCGGGATTACTACCGTCAGGTGCTCGGCATCACGCTGTTGGACTTCCACCGCAAGGATGACTGGTGGCATAACGGCGAGAACCTGTATGTCGACAACTTCGAGAGGACCGGGTTTGTGTCGGTGGCCACTCCTGAGGAAGGCGACCTGATTGTCATGGCAATCGGTAGCCCGACACCATGTCATGGCGCGATCTGGCTGAAGGGAGATGTAATCTTGCACCACCTTTACGGGCGCCTTAGCTGCAAAGAGGTGTATGGCCGGTCTTATCGCGAGTGTACGACACATATTCTGCGGCACCGCGATATGATGAGGACCTGCTATATCGATTGAATAGGCCCTGTATTGCATGCGTGTTACCTGTTAGATTCGCCAAAACCCTTGGAGGATCTGTATGCGGAACGCTCTTGTTGCATTGGCGCTGGCTGCTTTGGTCGGCTGCACGACTACCGGGTTACAGGATCAGCCGCCGGCTTACTCTGGGTCCTCTCAAAAGACACCGCAAAACCTCGCGCGCTGCCTAGCGCCCAAGTGGCAGGAGATAAACTCAGCTACCAGTTCGGTTGAGACGCAAACGGGATACAAGATCGCCGTGCCGTCTCTGTTCGCTGGAACCATAGCTCTCGCCACCATCGACGGCAGCGCATCAGGCTCCACCGTCAGAGTGTTCCTTCCATCCGACTGGGCCGGGACTCAGGGGTGGAAGGATGCTGCAAAAACCTGCACCTAACCACATCAATTTGTAAAGGCCGCCTACGGGCGGCTTTTTATTGCCTGGAGAAAAATATGGCCGCTGCCATGACCACCATTTTGCTATCCGGCAGCTTGGCAAAGAAGTTCGGCCGCGAGCATTCCAGGATGCTCGAAAGTGGCTCGGTACAAGAAGCCTTCAGCGCACTCAAGCACACCCTTGAGGGCTTTGCTGATTTTGTAGCCGACCTGTCAAGACGCGGTACGAAGTTTGCGATTTTCCGCAATCGAGAAAACGTTGGAGTCGATCGTCTCACGATGAGCGGGGCTTCTGAGATCCGTGTTGTTCCGGTAATCGTGGGCAGCAAAAGCGGAGGGTTGCTGCAGACAGTGCTCGGGGCTGTATTGATCGTTGTCGGCGTTGTTGTAACGGGAATGAGCTTTGGTAGCGCCGCTCCCGTTGGTGCCGCCTTGATTGGGGTTGGCATCGGCATGGTCGCTGGCGGCATTCTTCAAATGTTGTCGCCCACGCCTAAGGCCCCATCACAGGAGGATCAGGGTGCGACTGAGAATAAGCCTAGTTACCTGTTCAACGGCGCTTTCAACTCTACACAGCAGGGCGTTCCGGTGCCCGTGGTTTACGGCCAGATGCTGGTCGGATCGAGCGTCGTATCCGTCGGCACATGGTCAGAGGCGATCCCCGTATGAGCGAAGTAATCGTCGGTCGCAAGGGTGGTGGTGGGAAAGGCGGCGGAAGCAGCGGCACTGCTCGCACGCCAATCGAGGCGCCAGACAGTCTTCGATCCAAGCAGCATGTGCAAATTCTGCATGCGCTTTGCGAGGGCGAGATTGAGGGCATTCCCTACGGTGATATGGGGATTTTTTTTGATGATGTACCACTTCAAAATACTGATGGGACTTACAATTTCTCTGGCGTAAAGGTTGATTTCCGCGCCGGCACCCAGTGGCAGTCTTATATCCCGATCGCTGGCCTTGAGGCAGAGCAGACTGTCGGTGTCGAAATGAAGTACATGGTCGCCATTGAGCGGGCGATCACTGACACCGATGTTGATGCAATCAGAATCACTGTGAGTGTGCCCCAGCTTTCAACGCAGGACGTAAAGCTTGGCGATATGAACGGATCAAGAGCCGACTTCAGGGTTGAAGGCAAGCTGGGGTCTGGCTCTTGGAGCCTGCTGTGTGCAGATATCGCTATTGGCGGCAAAACGATGAGCCGCACCCAGTTTTCGTACCTGATTCGTCTTCCTGCATCTGGCGGGCTGCCGCGCTACGTTCGCCTTACCCGCCTGACCGCCGACGCGGTCAGCCAGGCCACGCAAAACAGAACATTCTTTGATAGTTTGACCTGGATTTGGGATGAGAAGCTTCGCTACCCAAACACCGCTATGGTTGGCCTGTCGCTGGATGCTCAGCAGTTTTCCACCATTCCTCGAATGGCCTTTATGGTGCAAGGAACTAAGGTCCTTGTCCCGGTTAACTATGACCCTGTGACCAGGGTCTACACAGGATCATGGGACGGCACATTCAAGCGCGCGTGGTCTGATAACCCGGCTTGGGTGTGGTACGACATGCTGACCAATACCCGGTATGGGCTGGGCGGTCTTCTCGACTCGACCATGATCGATAAATACGCGCTGTACAGCATCGCGCAATACTGCGACGTCTTGGTCCCTAACGGCTATGGCTCTGGCGGTTTAGAGCCAAGATTCACTTGCAATTTGGCACTTATGACGCAGCAGGATGCATGGAAGCTGGTCAACGACATGGTGTCGGTTTTCAGGGCAATCTGTTTTTGGGCTGGCGGCACCCTTACAGCCGTTCAAGATGCGCCGAGATCGAGCCGCTACCTGTTCAATAACGCAACAGTGGTGGGTGGTGAGTTCGGCTATCAATCCGTAGCGTCTGACCAGCGCTTCAACGTCGCAGCAGTTACATGGAACAACCCATTCCAGCAGTACAAGCAGTCTGTAGAAGTTGTTGAGCGTCAGGATCTTATCGCCAAGTGGGGACGAATTCAGCAAAACGACGTTATGGCGATCGGATGCACATCTCGCGGGCAAGCCAACCGGCTTGGGCGCTGGATTTTGTACGCCGAGAGTGAGGCGGTTACATTTGCAGTCGGCGCCGATGGCGCCATACCTATGCCAGGTGATGTCATCGATATTGCCGATGCAAACCGGGCCGGTGCGCGTAATGGAGGCCGTATTTTGGCCGGCAGTACCGCGTCAACCTTGCTGCTTGACGGGCCGGTCGGGTTCGGCGACACCGGGGTGATCAGTGTCATCCTGAGTGATGGCAGCTTGGCGACAAGGACTGTGACCGTAGCTACAGGCGCCACCTCCGTCAGCGTGTCTCCGGCGTTGTCTCCGGCACCTCTTGCCTCGGCCCCGTGGGCCTTTGCCTCTGCCAGCCTGGATACTCAGAAATTTCGCATTATCGGAATTACCGAGGGTGATGACGGAACATACGCTATTAATGCCATTGCCTTTGACCCGGACAAATTCGATCAGGTCGACTTTGGGACGCCAGACATCGATGCCCCGATCAGCATCGTTAATTTCGGCGCACCCAATCAGGTAGGGGATTTGACTTTCACAGAGTCTCTTTATGAAACCGGTGGAGGATTGGCGGCGGCAAGGCTCACTGTAAGCTGGACACCGCCAGCGCGCGCCATGCGCTACCAAGTCCAAGTGCAGAAGCCTGGCTCAAACTGGGAGGATATCGGCGATGTTACGACGCCAAGCATTGATTTTGATGCTGCCTCCTACGGCTATTGGTCTGTCCGGATCACTCCCGTATCAGCCCTCGGGTTGACTGGTGCTGCATCGCAAAAGAGCTACCTAGCTCAGGCTCTGGCAGCCCCTCCCGCCGAACTGAACGGGCTTCGGCTGGATGCCATCAATAGCGTTGCTACGCTGGCGTGGGAGCCAGCCCCTGAACTGGATGTGAAGTTGGGCGGCGCCATCAGTATCAGGCACTCGCGCAATTTGGGCGCCACTTGGTCGGCCGCACTGCCATTATCCGACGTAGCAGGGCGCTCGACTTCTGCCGTTGTCGCGCTGCTGCCAGGCAAATACATGGTTCGCGCAGTCGACTCATCCGGAAACGGGGGGCCAGTCAAAGAGGTCTGGTCAGACGCCCAGGTCCCACTTCCTGCCAACGTATTTGTGACGCTTAGTGAGTCTCCGGGTTTCCCTGGGGTTGCCACGAATGCTTCTGTAGTGGAAGGCATCCTCAAGCTCTCTGGCGCCGACTTGTTCGACTCTCTGACAGATGTTGATGCGATGTATGTCGACCTCGACAAGATGGGCGGCTCACTGCCAACCATGTCTTATCGGTTTGCTGCTCCGCTGGATCTTGGCTATGTCTACGACAATCGTCTGACCGCTTATGTCGAGGCGTCGATCTATACGGATAGCCTGTATATCGACTCCGTTCTAGATTTCGATGCTTTGGCGTCAACTGACGGCGATCCTCCGAATGGCGCAACGCTTTCGCTATGGGTCAGGACTTCTGATGTCTCGCCTGCGGTTTGGTCAGACTGGAAGCCGTTTGTGGTCGGCGACTACCGGGCTCGTCAGTTCGATTTTGAATTGCGCGGGGCGGTATCTAGCGTCACCGACTGGATTGATGTCTCGACCCTGCAGGTCGTGGTTGACATGCCAGATCGGGTTGAAAGCGGGAATGACATTTCCGTTCCGGTCGGCGGTCTTGCAATCACGTACAGCCCTCCATTTAAAGCCAACCCAGCGGTCAGCCTGACGGCTCAAGGCTTGTCGCCAGGCGATTACCTGGACGTGTCATCCAAGACGGTGACTGGTTTCACGGTCTTCATTCGAAATTCAAGCGGTGTCGCCCAATCCGGCAGATCGATTGACTACATCACCAAGGGATACTGAATATGTCGCAACATGACTTTAATATCGCAAACGGCCCGGGGGCGACCTTTCGGGGCGACTTGAATAATGCCTTGGCCGCATTGGCGTCTATGAGCAGCGGCGCGACAGCTCCATCCCCAACCTTTGCCTGTCAGATGTGGGCCGATACCGGAACTGGGCGTATTCGGCGCCGGGATAGCGGGAATACGTTTTGGATCGATCTCGGTCCAATCAACCAGAATGCAACAGGCCAACTGATTGCAGTTCGTGTCTTTGCCGCTGCAGGCAGCAGCACCTATACACCAACTGCAGGCACAAACTCTGTTATTGCTGAGGTGCAAGGAGCTGGCGGTGCAGGGGCTGGTGCGCCAGCAACTGGTGCAGGCAACGGATCGCTGGGAAGCTCTGGCGGTGCCGGGGCTTACGCCATAAGCTTTTTCAGTACAGGGTTCTCCGGTGTAACCATCACAGTTGGAGCTGGCGGAACCGGTGTTTCTGGCGCGGCGGGTAACGTCGGCGGCACCTCTTCGTTTGGTGGGCTTATTAGCTGCCCTGGCGGCAAAGGTGGAAATACGGCGGGGCCTTCCTCGGGGGCATTTTTTGCATTCACCGGGAACAGTAACGCGGCAACAGGCGGGAATTTGTCGTCAAATGTTGGCGCAGGAGGTGCATTTTCTATCTGCCTCAACTCTGGCAGCCTAATCGCAGGCCCAGGCGGCGCATCGATGTTCGGTCCCGGCGCAGTTCCATCAGGGATTGGCGGCACCGGCATTGCTTCTGGCTCATACGGCTCTGGCGGCGCAGGGACCATTCAGGTGGCCAGTGGATCTGCTGCAACTGGCGGTGCCGGGGCCAATGGCATCGTGCGGGTTTGGGAGTACAGCTAATGGAACGAGTCCCAGGCCGGATTAGTTTGGCGATGGGGGCGGCATCATGCTGACATTTGCATGGGTTCCAACCTACAACTCAAACAAAACAGTAAAACCTGAAGTCAAGGTTATAAAGTTCGGTGATGGCTATGAACAAAGACAAGGTTCAGGACTGAACCGTCAGCCTCGAACCTACAATTTGAGTTTTCAGCGTACATCCTCAGAGATTGACGCGATCAGCTCCTTCCTTTATTCGCGCGGCGCCGTAGAAGCCTTCAACTACGTACACCCTGGCAGCCCTACTGGGACATTCGTTTGTCGGAGCTGGGTGCGGACTAATGTCGCACGCGGCGTCGACCGCATTGAAGCAACATTCGAAGAGGTTTACGACGCCATGGTAGTAGTTGCGATGTATGGGGATTCGACGACTTTTGGCGCCGAGCTTCTTCCGAGCGGGAAATGGATTAAATCGCTCAGTAACGTGCCCGCCGTCATACAAAGCAAATACTCAGGCGGGGTCACTGTCCTGAATAAAGGTATCAGCGGCGTAACCATGCCGCAGATGGTGATTGGTGCCTATCCGGCAACTAAGACCTGGGCGCAGGAAATGGCGGAGTCGTATGCCAATATCGTCGTTCTCAACTTTGGTATCAATGATGCCAACACGGTTTGGGAGGACGACTACCAAATCAACTATTACGCTACTCAACTCATTGATATTGCTCAGGCTCATGGGAAAATTGTCGTTATCGAAACTCCAAATCCTGTCAATACGCCGCTCTACACTCGCCTGTCTCAGGTTGCGTATGTGATCAGAACGCTGGCTCAGTCTAGATCGCTGACATTGGCAGATCATCACCTCTGGATACAGACCGGGCTGCCAAGCTGGGAGACGTATCTTCCCGATGGAATCCACCCAAATGCAGCACTTTATACCTACAAGGCAGATTCCCTCTACAGCGTGCTTAACCCAGTCGTTCAAAGCCTGATAACTCATTGATATGGAGAATTAAATGAAGAGCTACGCAAGAATTTGCGAGGGTCAGGTGCAGGAGATATTTGCCACCGATCTCGATATCACGCAGATGTTCCACCCTGATATGATTTGGGTGGACATTACAGCGCTTGAGCCGGCACCGGTGGTTGGATGGTCGGCTATTGAGTTGCCGGATGGCTGGCAGTTTGAAAAGCCAGTTGCGATTATCCCAACCAATGCAGAATTGATCTTGTCATCCATGGTTGAGCGAGATGCACGCCTTGATGCCGCCGACGAAGCTACGGCGGGGATGGCTGATGCTTACATCGCTGGCCTCTTGGAGGCTGAAGATGTTGCGAAGTTCAAAGCATTTGCTGCTTATAAGCTCGCCCTGAACAAGATCGATAAGCAGCCTGGATATCCACAAACAATCGCGTGGCCAATGCTGCCGCAATAACGGAGAGAATCATGCCTATCACCGCGCAGCAACTGCTGCAGATCCTCCCGAACGCCGGCAAACAAGCCGGCGTTTTTGCGTCTGCGCTAGGCGACTGACCTTCGATCCTTCCGAAGGTATGACTCCCTGTCCCTGCGCGACGGCAGCCGGTCGCTCTGGGTGACTGCCAGCTCAATGGGGATGCCGGCCTTGATTCGATAGTGGGCTGTGGTGAGCTTCACTCCGAAGTGCCTACATGCGTGGCCGATGCTGTTGAAGAGGACGCCGTCGATCTCAATTTTTGTCAGGCCTCGACGGTTCTCGGCGCCTTGCTCCTGGACAGTTGCCCATCGGCAGTTGCCGGGAGAGTAGTCCTTGTTCGACTCTTTGCGGTCGATGCTGTATTGGCCAGCAGGACGCGGACCCATGTCTTCCAGGAAGTTTTCGAACGAGTGCAGCCAGCGCTCACAAACCCTGATGCCGCGCCCGCCCCAGTTTGGGTAATCCTTGAATTTCTCGTCGTAACACCTGCGCTTCATTCCCAGCCAGGTTTTGTATTCGACCGAGACCTTTCCTCTGCGCTTGTGTCCGTGGGTTACCGATCGTTCGGCGCGAATTTTGATGAAGTCCCGGTTGGCGCCCATGGATGACGCCCATTCGGACAATAAGCATCCGCAAGACTTGGTTGCTCCGCTTCGTAGACCCTTCGAGTTAATTGCCGACTCCTTCCCGCAATCACAACGACACAGCCACATCGACCCACCGTTAGTAGCCACTCCTGCATAGCCGATTACGAACAGACGGCCATAGCGAAGCCCGGAAATATCAATCCGTTTCATTTGCACACCTATATGTATGGAGGACGGCCTGATGGCAGTCGTTAGCGAAAAAACAGCTGGGAGCAGAAACGCGATTGCGTTCCTGGATATGCTTGCGTGGTCAGAAGGGACGTCGACGAGCAAATACACCCGTGACGATGGGTACGACGTTGTAGTTGGCGGGATGGACAGCCCGAACACGTTTGGCAGTTACGCCGATCACCCGGGCATTCTGGTGTCGGTCAACAAAGCCGGACTAAAGTCGACGGCGGCAGGCCGCTACCAGCTGCTGAAACGCTGGTGGACTGCCTACCGGAAATCGCTCGCGCTGAAAGACTTCTCGCCACTGAGCCAGGATCTGGTGGCGCTCCAGCAGATTCGTGAGCGTTCGGCGCTGGCCGATATCCATGCTGGGCGAATTGAGTCGGCGATCGAGAAGTGCTCGAACATCTGGGCAAGCCTTCCCGGGAACACCTATGGACAGCGCATGCACAAGAAGGAAGACCTGCTTGTGCGCTTCGTGTCGCTGGGCGGGGTGGTGGCATGAGCATCTGGCTGCGATTCCTTCCTTATATAGCTGCCGTGCTGCTTGTGCTCGGGTCGCTGTACGGCGCCTTTCACCATGGCGTAAGTGTCACTGATACAACATGGCAGGCCAGATGGTCCGCACGCGACACATTGGATGCGACCGCACGGGCCGAGAACGAGTCGTCCGCCCGTGCGCGCGAGCAAGCCTACCAACTCTCAATCAACAAGGTGGTGCAAGATGGCCAGCGTACGATCGATCAACTCACTGCTGCCGCTGCTGCTGAGCGTGCTTCTCGTAACGGGGTGCAGCTCGAAGCCGACAAGCTTGCCGCTCGACTCGCAGCCAGTCAGGCCGGCGGCCATTCCTGCACTGCCGCCACAAGCGCGGCAGCTACCAGTGCCATCATGGTGTTTGCCGACGTGCTCAAGCGCGCTGATGAAAGAGCGGGCGATTTGGCAGGATATGCTCAGGACAGCCATGCCAGGGGAGTGACGTGTCAGCAGGCTTATGGCGCGCTGTCGTCTGACTGATCACCACGCGGTGATTTTTAACTTCTCGAACTCAACGTATTCGGCCCACTCATTTTGAATGGCTGGGTCGTTGTATACGCCATCGGTCTTTGTCAGGCTGTAGACGTGCCCTGCTGATTTTTTCTGCGCTTCGAACGGTTCGCGGAATTGCTCCTCGTCGATACCGTCTGCTGGAAGTTTAGATTTCAGAAAGTCGAACATATCAATCCCTCGGTGGTCTGGTCCGTATCTGGAGTGTATCAAAGTGCCATACATATGGATTGGTGTTTGGTCGGCAGAACGCCGGAGATGGCGATGGGGGAAATCTGGTGCAATGATTCCCCCAAAACATGATTAATCATGTGTGATGGCGATGCATCGGAAGTGAGGCCCTGAAGGGGTCCGCAGGAAATGCTACCAATGATCATTAGAGGGGAAAACGGATTCGAAATCCGTTGTACCTTCACCGGTACCTAGGGTTCGAATCCCTATCTCTCCGCCATATTTAAAGGCCCCGAGCGCATTTTGCCTCGGGGCCTTTTTGCATTTGGTTGTAGATTGGGGGAAATCGGGGGGAATGGCTTCTCTTGCGATTCCCCCAAGCACCCGCCAATATTCCGGAATGGCCTCTTACGAAAAGCGCGGAAACGCATGGCGGGCTCAAATCCGCCGAAAGGGATACCCACACCTCAATGCAACCTTCGACACCAAGGCAGAAGCCCAGCGATGGGCCGCCGAGATCGAGGGTGACATGTCGCGCTCGCGATTCGTCGACACGCGCGAGGCGGAAAGCACCACGCTTGAAGAGGCGCTGACCCGATACGTCAACGAGGTGAGCGAGTCGAAGAAAGGGTCTGCGCAAGAGAAGGTCCGGGCCAAGAAGTGGCAGAAGTCGGAATGGGGCGCCAAGTCTCTGGCCGCGATCCGCTCCAGCGACATGGCCGCGTACCGCGATGCCGAGCTGAAGGCCGGTAAGTCCACGGCAACCGTTCGGCTCAATCTCGCACTGATAAGCCACCTCTATACCGTCGCAGCGAAGGACTGGGGCATCCAGGGGCTGAAAAACCCGTGTACTGCCATCCGCATGCCGAAGGGCAGCAAGCAACGTGAACGCAGGCCGACCACCGCCGAACTGAAAGCGCTGTACAAGTACGCCGCAGAGATCAATGCCGAGTTGCCGGTCATCATTGAGCTGGCAGTAGAGACGGCAATGCGCCGCTCAGAGCTGGTCATGCTGCGCAAGGATCAAATCCGGGGGAGGGTTGCCTTCCTCGAAGACACGAAGAACGGCGAGCGCCGATCCGTTCCGCTATCGAAGCGGGCGGCGGAACTCTTGGAGGGATTGCCGACGCCGATCGACGGCGGCAGGTTCTTTCACTTGAAGCTGGACAGCGTGAGCAACTATTTCGCGCTGGCGTGCGAGGCGGCGAAGATCAAAGACCTCCGCCTTCACGATATGCGCCATGAGGCGACAAGCCGCCTGTTTGAGCGTGGCCTTTCGTTGATGGAAGTGGCGAGCATCACCGGGCACAAGACCTTGGCAATGTTGCGCAGATATACTCATTTATGCCCCAACGATCTCGCCGAAAAACTCGGTTGATCTGATTCGCTTCTCCGACAAATACCACTCAGTAGCTTCCTTCGAGGAAAGGAATCCGGCCTTTTCGTACCTGGTGCCGCCGATCATAAGCTGCGCCCGGAAACGCTCTCCTCTTTTGGTTGTGTACGCTGAAGCGCCCTGCGGGATGTAGCTATTCACTGAGTTGAGTGATGGGCTCGCCTCTCGTAGATTCTTCAGTTGATTGTTTGTCCGGCGGCAGTCGCGGTGATCGATCTGCACTCCGCACTCAGGGCCCCACCGCCCCGTGCATAAGAAATAAACGACATGGTGGCAATAAACCTTGACCCTGACCCCTGGCACTGTCACCGCCATGTAGCCATTTTTCATTAGATGCCCGACTGAGCTGCCAGCAGCTAGACGGTTACTGGCGATAAGCCGAAATACGCCTCCGGTTTCCGGGTCGCAACCGAAATGCTTTGTCACTGCATCTTTGATTTTTTCGTATCCCATCACGCCACCCCGCGCAGCGTCGGCGGCGCCTGTCGCTTCCTGCCAGCCTTTGGCGCCTTGTTCACCCCATCCCGACATCCCCGCAAGAACTCCCGCACGTCTTCCCTTAGCCAGCAATGCCGGCTCCCCATCTTGAAGCTCTTCGGCAGCCAGTCGACCCCACGGCTCAGCCCCTGCCGCACCGCCGCTTCCGTGCGGCCGAGCATCCGCCCCAATCCCTCGATGTAGATAATCTCGGCTTCATCACCCATCTCAACCCTCCTTGCTCAGTGCTTTGTCGATGCGAGTCAGAACTGTGCATGGGTCGTCCCATTCGTGCCATTCGCGCTTGTCGTGGTGCACGTTCTCGCAGCCGACCCAGTTACGGAGTTCTGTGGCTATTTTGCGCAGTCGTTCGTTCTCGGCCTTGAGCCGAACGACCTCGGCCGTCAGCGCCTTTACGTTGTTCGACTCATTCGCCCAGTGCCTATTGGCCGATTTGTTCTCGGCCCCCAACTTCCCCAGCATCCCATAGCACTCAGCCAGCAGGTTGTTGGCATCGTTGAGGTTCGTGGCGCCGCGCTGGCAGCGTTTCTGCAGGTCTTCGTAGTCGGTCATGCTGGAACCTCCTCATCCTCAAACGCCTTGAAGCTAACAAAGTCGAATCCCCACCCTGCAGCGATTTCACAACGACCATATCCGTCGTACTGGCCGCGGTCGTAGTAGAAGCTGAAGGTGTAAATACCTTCGCCACGATCAAGCTCATCAGGCATGTTTTCCCTGAAGTCCTTCTGCGCCGCCTCAACCTGCTCAAGGCAAATACAACCGTGAATTGCACATACGAAAGGCTCCGTGCCACCATCGTGAAAGATTTCCATCAGAACCTCGCCACGAATCTTGAAGCTATCTACCCCATCCCTGAACCCGTCCCGCGCTGCATTGGCCATGTCTACGGCGGTGTAGAGCGGAGTAGGGCCGCCGCGAAGGTGCTCGATCATCTTGGCCTGCTGGGCGACTGTGGCTTGTAGTGCGATCAGTTCGCCATTGTCCTGCATGGTCTGGATGATGGTGCGCATTGGCGCGCGGGAGTTCCAATCGCGCAATAAGAGCGGGAGTTGCTCATCCGTCTGCGGGCAGTCTGTCTCGATATCCTCAAGAATGCATCCTTCTGCATGGTCGGCGGTGATCCGGTACCAGTCACGGCCAATCATTGAAAGGTGCGCGTCACCGCCACAGAACGGGCAAGACAGTACTTTGTGATCGCTCATGCTTTTCTCCTCGCTTCACGCTGCGCACTGTTCCAGCCTTGTGCCCAGCGGGTCTTTGAATATGGTGTGGTGTCGTTTTCCGTTTCGAACGGGTTCTGCTTCAGGTCGACGCCGCGCAGGAACGCCGCGTAACCCTGCTCGAAAGGGTTGATCTTCTGGCCGTGCAGCTCAGCAGTTGCCATGGCGCACCACCTCCAGAACCTGCTTGATCCCCTTGGCGTAGTCCGCAGGCCTGACCTGAGCCGTCAGCTCCAGATTGCAGGCCATCGTTTCCACCGGCCCGCGCTCGTCGAACATGCAGCGCGGCATATAGACGGCAGACGCAAGCATTTCGGCCGCGTACAGCCGGCCCTCTCTTTCTTCGATATGAGACATGACGATGCTCCGGCTGCTGGGCGGCAAGCAGGTAGTTATTCGGGCTTGGCGGGAAACCACTCGGTGTCGTATTCGAGCTGCGTCACCAGTTCAGGAGTTAGGCCGGGAAGCTGTCGCTCGAACGTGAGGTAGCCGTATGGCTTTTCAATCCAGCCCGGGGCCTCTTCCATAAATTTCGACTTGTAGATCCGCAGTAGGTGGTCGACGGCCTTCTCGAAGTCCTCTTCGCGGTAATTCCCTTCACAGATACTGCCGTTGCTGACCCGCCAGACTGTCCGCTTCGGCAGCGCCTCGGCCGCTTTGATCTTTTCCGCCATCTGGTCGCGGGCATAGCGCATCTGGTCCAGCGTTAGGGTGGCGACCCATGCGTCAGTACCGATGCTTTGTTTATGTCCATGCTCACAGGTAATTTCGGGCATGCAGAATTCCTCGCCAGCGCTAAATCGCAAGCAGTGAGTAGTCAACTAGGGGTTTACAACTGAAGGGGTTAGCGGACGTAGACGAAGTAGAACCAGGTGAGGGCGATCATTTGCGCCCACCATTCAGCGCAGCGGTGGCGTCGAGGCAGGCGTTCACGATTTCGAAGTCATGCACATACTCGTCGCAATTGCAGTCGACAACATTCGTCTCGCCGACTGACTCACATTGGCAAATCTGCTCGCCGAGCTTGTCGTAGAAATAATCTTCCATCCCATCGAACACGTCCCGCTTCGTCAGCGCAACAGTTCGCCTCTCCTTGCTTGATGGATGCTCGAACTCGAAGGGCAGCACAGTCGCGACCGGCGCTGGCGGTGCGGTGAACAGTGGTTTTACGAAGTAGGGAAGGTGCTTAGCAACATCCCATCTCAGAGTTACGCCGTGCTCTCCTTTTTCGTCTACAAACGCCCACGCCACCGGCTCACCACTCCCACTCTCCAGCTCAGCGATGCGCGCCTGTAACAGGTCACGCTCGGAGGCCAGCGCTTCGAAATCTTCAATCGGCCCGAGTACGCCGTCCCCGTCACAAGTTCCGCATACGTCCATGTCAGGCTCTGGCGGCTGGTTGTGACCCTGATAGGAACTGTGACCGGAATAGACTTCCCCCTGGCCGCCGCAGTCACGGCACACGCAAAGGCGCGCTTTGATCCGGGCGCTCTCTGCCTGTAGCTGGGCGATGGTGGATTGCAGGGCGGCGAAATCTTGCGGTGCCGGAGAGAATCGAAGCGCTGCCTTGTAGGCCGCATCCAGTTGATCATCCAGGTCGCCGCCAGCCTTCTTGGCTTCATTGAACGCAATGATCATTTTGGCGCGGACGTCGTAGCAACGCTCGACAGGCATTGACGCCATTTGAACGACATCTCCCACCGGCTGGCGCTCGACGACAGGGGCAGGCTCGCACAGTTTTTCAATCAGAGAGTCGCCAGCACCAGTGATTTCGTAACGTGAGAATCCGGTGGAGCGAATCACCCCGAGGCGCGCCAAAGACTTCATGCGCGGTTTCGGCACGTCATAGCCCTGGTTATCTTCGCAGGTATCAAAAAATCGAAGAATGTCCTCTTCTTGCTGCGCGGTAATTTTGAGAGTTATCGTCAGCTCCCGCGACACGCCGTCAATCGTTGGGTTATTGGTCATGGTCAATACTCCTTGTTGTCACTAAACATGCCGGAAAGTTTTCGAACGTCGAGCTTGTAGCCCCTGAAGGCATTCAGGTATTCCGCGATAGCCTTCTGCTGGATTCGGTATTCAAGCCCGGCGATCAGATCCATAAACTTCTTTGACTGGGCCGGGACGTTGTCGGCTACGCCAGCGGCTTTGTTTTCCAAGGCGATCTGTCGAGATGCATCCATGAGCTTCGCGTACTCGCGCTTTGTGAGCGGCTTACTCATGACTTCCTGCCTCGGGGTTGGGGTTGAGGGCGGCGTCTGACCACGTAAATCCTCGATGTGAAGAGAGACGTCCAGAGACGCATTTGAATATGCTTGAGCGATCGAAGCCGTTTTCATGAGCCTGCATCATGGTCGCGAATTCTTTTTTTTGCCCTGTCAGCATGCAAGTGCCAACAACACGTCTGCCTTGCTTTTTCAGAACCCTGCATGAGTGCAGCCTGTTTTCAGAAACCGTCACCCACTCAAGGTTTTCTACACGGTTGTTAAGCTTGTCTCCGTCTATGTGGTTGACATGTTCTTTGCCATTAACCCGCGGGATAAAGGCTTGCGCGACAAGACGATGGACCAAACAGCTTTTGCGGTGCCCAGCTATGTTCAGATGCAGCCGGCTATATCCTTTTCGGTCAGTAGTCAGCTTTCGGACTATTTCCGCCTTGCGGCATCCAGGCCCAATAAATGGAACGGCCTTTACGCGGCCATGGCTGCTTACCATGTATCGGCCATCGTAATTGTCGATTTCCCTCCATTCTTCATGCTCACTCATGACATACCCCATTGAATAAGTTGCGGAAGGCCGTGGCAGGACAGGGCGATAAGGTAGGTGGCGTAGGTGGTCATTGCTATTGATCCCAGTTGCTGAGTTCTTCGTCGATCTCGTCCGCCGGCTCGCCAATCTCGTCGGTGCGCCCTTCGTATTCGTAGTTGTCGTAGATCACGGCAGCCGTTTCCCAGCAGAACGCCAGGTTTGTCGGCGACCAGTATTCGCAGATGCTGCGCATGTACATTGCTGCTCGCAAAATCCAGATAAATTTCTTCATGCGGTAAGACTCCAGTTAACCCCGTCCTTCGCCCGCTGATCGCGAAGCTTGGACAGGTGTGCGCCGTAAAGGCTGATGCCGATGACCCAGATGGTGACAAGCGCCACGCAGGTTAGGGCGGCGTAGAGGGCGGTCAGGATCATGTCGAAGCCCTTGATGCTCTGATCCATGTCTGGAAGGTCTGGCGGCAGAATCCGATGTGCGCTTCGATGTCGTCCCACTTCTTGCCCTGAGCGCGCATGTCGAGTGCCATGTTCAGGTAGTCGTCGGTGAGTTCGCGCTTGCGCCCCTTGTTGCCCAGCACGATTCCTGCGTTGTTCAGGTAGCGCACGACAGTTGGGTAAGAGCAACCTGCCGCATCTGCGATCGCATCGACTTCGTGACCAGCTGCGTGCATAGTGAAAATCAGCCCGATCGAGTCAGGCGACAGTTTCGCTGTCATGGCTATTCCTCCGGGCGTGTTCTTGTTGGCGGGCTTTCGAGCAGCGTTCGTGGTTGCCTTTTGTGCGCGGGCGAAGACACTGATCACACAGAAATCCGAGCTCCAAATAGCCGGCGTTGAGCTTTCCTTTGGATGACATAAGGCCTCCCTGAAGGGTGAGGTTGAGTAGGAAGGGGTTAAGTGGCTGAAGCGGAGAGGACCACTACCGATACGCTGGTGCCGGCGAACTCGTTGTTGTAGACCTGCGACCATTCATGCTTCAGGCCTGGCAGCACGTCTTTCCCCTTTGCGCTGGCCGGCAGTATCGCCACCAAGCGGCCACCGTCTGCGAGCATGGTTGAGGCGTGCTCGATATGCGCCTGCCATCGACCTTCGCTGTACGGTGGATTCATTACGATACGATCGTACTTCCCGGTGGCCTTCCATTTCAGGAAGTCGGCGCATTCGACGTAGTGACCCTTCGCTTTCAGGATCTCACAGTGCAATTCGCTGATCTCGATGCAGACCGGCTTTGGCATAAGATCAGCCAGGCCACCTTGGCCGGCACTTGGCTCAAGGCAGGATTGGCCAGGCTGGATATCGGCAAGCTCGATTGCGGCCATGGCTACGGGTTCTGGCGTTGGGTAGAACTGGTGTGACTTCTGGTCAGGTATGCAGCCAGAGCAAACGATCTGATCAAGCACTTCGCCTGGCTGATAGTCGAACTGCCAGTAGTGCTTAATTTTCACGGCGCCAATCGCCACCAATACCTTTTCGGCCTCGGCCTGCGTGGCCTTGTCTTTGTCCCCGTAGCCCATAACCCTCGCCATCGGAACATCGATGTAGCGCTCAGGCCACTCAGGCATGACACGCTCGCGAACGTTCCGCATTTCCGCCAGCATGGCGATGACGGCATGGGGGAGTGGCTTGTCGAACAGCTCGAAATCCTTGACCTTCTTCCTGTTCTTCGGTTTTTCGCGGAACTGCGATGGGATTGCTGCTGGGTACAGGCTGGCAAGGATTGCGTTTAGGCGCCAGGACATCTCCGGATGCACTTCAAGGTGCGCAGTTCCTACACCGCCATAGACGCGGATGCGGAGCGAGTTGCCGTCGATCGCCATCCACTCGCCATTATGGCGGCCGGCAGCCTTGATCACGGGCTCAGTTGCCCCGTGCTTTGGCTCGTCGCGACCCATGAACTTGGCTATCACACAACGCAGGTCATTGATCTGGCCGGCTGTGCCATAGCTGTGCACTCCTGCGATGATCATGCGCTTGCTAAAACCTTCCGGCCTGTTGGTTACGTGGGTTCGGCTCAGTGCGCGAAATATTCCGTCTACACGCTCTGCCAGGAACTTGTGCCGACTCGCCAGGAGGCCCGACAGCGTGCCGCGCACGGTGTCCTCTTCGAAGTCGGGCAGCGCCGGAAGCTCAGCCTCCTGGGTGTATTTGTTTTTCTTCCGGCCCAAAGGGTTCTTGATTTGCTCGTACCACTCTTCACGCCGCTTCTGCGGCATGTAATCGATGACATCGGTAAGACGCAGAGCCCTGTTCCAAAAATCACCGTTCAGTTGGCCTACAGCGCCTTCAAGATTGAACAGGGTCTCAACAGTCGACGGGATACTGTAACGCTGCTCTGCAACATTTCCGCTAATGAAGTAGTGCAGCACGCTTGCATGCTGGGGGTCGCTTACCGCCGCTGCCATAGCCTCAATATTCTTGCGTGCTGCGCCGTACTGTCCAAGCAGGCTGTCGACCAGGTCGCTCGACATCGGCGCGAAGAATTCAGTCACATCCTCGACTATCTCCCCGTATGCCGGGGTAGCTATTGCATTCATATCGAGCTCCAGTCAGGCGCCGCCCTCCGAAGACCGGATGCGGCAAGTGGGAAGGGGTTACTGCTTCGGCGCTTTCGGGAAGAAGGCCGGATGAGGTCCTCTGGAAGATTTCGGATAGTCGATGCCGAACCGATCCAGAAGGGATTTGAAGGTTTTGAAGGTGACGCCGAGCTGATTCATGGCCTGGTTACGGGTAAGGCCAACTTCCTTGAACGACTTGAGTCTTTCGGCATATTTCGCCGCCTGCTCATCGGTAAGGCGTGCCTTTCTTGGGTTTTTCCCGTTCTCTGCTCCTCGAAAATAGAACCCGTTTTCTATTGCCAGTCTTTGAAGTTGCCGTTTGGTAAGGCCAGTCTGCTCAACTGCCTGTGCGTAGGTCATTGTCTCGGACAGCTTGCGGATGCGCTCGATGTGCTCAGCTTTATCCTTGGCTCGCTGTGCTATCCGCTCCTCTCGCTCGATGTAGCACCGAGTGATCTTGTCCATGTAGGCCGTTTCGGTGGCGGCCTGCCTTGTCACTGGCTTGGCGGTCTTCACTGTTGGAGGTGGCTCATACCGTTTCGGTGGCGGAACAAAGCTCGGCCCCTGCAACACCTCAATAGTCCCTCCTTTCCCGATCCACTCCGCTTGGAGTAGTGCCAGCTCATTACGGAATGGGTCTAACTCCTTGACCATATTCAGATCGCTGCTGATGTAGGCGTTCATGGTTCGTCACCGTGGAATGCTTGCCAGTGTGGTTTGCACCAGCTCAAGGAATTTGGCGCGGCGTTCTTCGAGTCGCTTTAGTTCGTCCTTGAAGTCGTCGCGGGTTTGCCGGTAGACGATGAGCTGACTTGCTTCGGGGAATTCGGAGCAGTAGCTGACGAAGTCAACCCAGTCGGCCTCGGCACAATCAATGTGCCCAACAAGCTGCCAGCGATAAGCCGGGTCAAATGACTTGCGCTTGAGGTTGGCGTAATGCACGGCGGCAGTTACCGACTTGATCTCAAGAACGCCTTTTTCGCCAATGCGGCCGTCTGGAGAATCCCCGAACGCCCCGCAGTCGAAGAAGCCGCCGTTCGTGACGTCGACGAACTCAGTGTCTTCGTAAAGCATTCTGGCGACTGGCTCCTGCTCATGCCCGCGCTCCATGTGATCCGTGGAGAAACTGAACTCAGCTTTACGCCCGGTCGCCAGTTCCAGGGCGAGTTGCAGCGCGTACTTCTTGGCCGGCTCGCCGAACGCCGCGCCGTCGTTGGCCATGATGCAGCCGAAGTTCGACGCGGTGGCCTTGCCTAAACGCAATGCCTGCCATGCTTCCGTGTTCTGGGGGACGTCATGCCACACGCGATTCATTGGCGCATTCCTCCATCAGTTGCTGCTGGTGGTCATCCGAGATGGATACGCGGGCCAGTACAGCGTCGAGGTTGCCGTCGCGCTTGTACGCTGCTTTGGCGTTGTTCCAGCCCTTCTGGTTCTCTGGAGTCAGCCATGCAATGACGGGCGCCTTCGGGCTGATCCGCAAGCCTTCCAGCGTCTCTTTGCCGAACTTCACGTTGCTGTCGACGTAGACAGTCACTTTGAATCCGGCCCAGTCCTCAATGAACGGTGAGCCAGTCAGCGAGCGCATCGTCTTGCTGTTGGTTGCGTTGAGGATCATCGGCTTCAGCTTCTCGCCCGGGCGCAGTTCACGCTCGGCAAAGTGCGCGGTGTTGAATACGTCCTTTGTCTTCTTGGTCTTGTCCGGCTCAAGCGATACGCGATTGATGGTTAGGATCGTCGGCTCGACGATATCGGCGCTGCTCAGGTAGGGCGAGTCGAACGCCTTGCGGAAGTGGGTTTTCGATTCGTTGCTCATTTCGAAACACCTGCTTGCATGATGTGGTCAAGATGCTGACGGGCAACGCTGCGGATTGCCTCGCGGCGCTCCTGCACAGAGAGCAGCTGCTTGATATCGGTAGCCAGTTCGGCGGCCATGTGGTTGACGATCCGGTCGGCAAGCTCAGACTCAATGCGATCTGCCATCTTGCGTTTCAGGCCTTCGATATCGACCATTGCCCAGACCTGACCCAGCATCTCTGGCGGGAGCTTGAAGCGAGTCGCGTAATCAGTGGCGATCCAGTTTCCATCACTGATGATCTTCAATATTGCTTTCTGTGCTGCCTGCGATACAGCGTCTTCAAATTCAGACATGACGGTTCTCCCCGCCATGCAGGCGGCGTGTGAGTTCGGGTTATTGAATAGGGGATATCAGGTCACACCCGGTCTGGCGCAATCCGCAAACCTATTGGCGTAGGTCTGAAGACGAGATACCTGATCCTAGGCGCCCTGATTGGCGGTGATGATCATCGCGCTCTTGCCGCCTTGCGCGTCTGGGCCATCCACTTAAGGCCCTCCCAGCGAGGGTGAATTACGAAGTGATTCGATCAGCGAGAGCGCTGAGAACCATCAGGAAAGTGAAGATGGCGAGTACAGGGAAGCTTCCGCGCCAGAGGAGTAGTCGACGAGCGCGTTGGTGATTTGTCATGACCAAGGCCTCAATTGCGACAGCACCAGCTCATGCAGCGCCTTGCCATTTCTGCTGATTCGCTCGCCACGGAGTTGCCATTTCTTCGTACTGGGCCAACAGTCGATCATTCGGCCATCGGGCAGCGTAAGCACGACGTGAAATCCGTTGTTGTGTTTCTTGTGGGCGATACCAGTTCGAGACAGCCACCCATCAAAGCGCTGCATGGCTTCCGCCTTCTGGCGCTTCTTGTGGCCTTCGGGGTTTGGCTCGCCCCCTTCGCCGCCGCAATTGCGACAGCAGCGCGGGTAACCGACATCATCGCCAATGAAGCCGCAGCAGCTCATGCAGTGCGAGCCATCAGCCACGTTGTCTTCGTAGAAGCTCATCTCGCCACCGCCATAACAGGAAGGCTGCGAGGCTCGCCGTTCTCCTTGAACAGGCTGTACTGAAGCATCAGGACGCAAAGTCCGAAGGCGAGAATCCAGAAGAGTGGTTTCATCTCATTTCCCCTTGTACTGGATCGGCACGAAGGTGTACTGCTCCTGTCCGTGGCGATGGACAAGCCAGTACTCCATGTCGATGCGGTTCATCAGTTCTTGGAAGGTGTAGACGCGGGTGGCGAGGCGTTTCATGGCTTCACCAATCTGTAACCAGCGTCGTAGAGAGCGACGGCATCAACGTTGGACAGCGTGCTGGCAATTGCGCACATGGCGTAAGCGGTTGAGAGGCGCTTTTGTTCAATGGCCTGAGCAAGCACCGTTCCCGTAGGCGCATGCACTCGATAATAACCACGTTCTGGCTTGTTCCAATGCAGACCGTCTCGGTCGACATAGCGAGTGCCTTCGTCGCGATGCCAGCCGCTACCATCGGCAAATTCATCAGGCTGTAGATCTTCAATCCAAATTGGATAGCCTTCCGGCGCCTTGCTCCAATCGATTTCCATCACGAAATCCTCGCAACCAGCATGCCGCGCCGGGTCTGAATTTGGATGCGCCGTGGCAGATCGGCGACCAGAAAAAAGCCCTGACGGATCAAGGCTTCGTTCATTGCTTTGTAATCGGTGGCGATGATCGTCATGCCGCACTCCTTGGCCGGTTCGCGACGATCGCGTTCAGCCGTTTGCAGTAGTGGTGGAATTCTTCTTCGGTGATGGCCTTGGCGGTGTAGAAGGCCGTGATGTTGCGCAGCACCAGGATCTCGTACTTGTCCGGGCAGGCGGCGTGGTTGAGTTCATCAAGGTCTTCGTCGATCAGGATGTGAACGCTCATAATTCCAGATCCTCTGCCTGAGCAATCAGGGCATCGTCTACGAGCGGCTGTAGCAGCTTCTCAGCGATTTCGCCGAGCATGCCGAGAGAGTGGTCGCTGTGACCGAGCAGCTCTTCGGCAGACACCTTGTCGGCGATCCCGCGCTTGTTCTCGATCAGCATGTAGCCGAGCGACGGGGTTGGCACCTGCAAATCAGCCAGCCGGTTATTCACATGCTCATCAACCGCTAGCGCGAAGTCGCGGAACCGAACGCCTTGCTGCGGGCTCATTCGGCGCTGGAACAGGATGTCGGCACCGCGAATCAACCGCTCAGCCGAGTCATACAGCCACTCAGCCCGCGCCAACTCTTCCGGAGTCTCACTGACTGGAGGAGGCAACTTCGCGTCGTGCGCGGCCTGACAGATATCAAATCGTGCGTTCATCATTGCCTCCAGTAGTGGCGTGGTTATGCGAGGAAGTGGTGCCCGATAGCGACAGCGGCAGCTTCGGCTTCAGTGCCGAACATCAGCTCGCTTGTACTGGGCGATCCCCAGCTTTCGTAGCGGACTTTGCGCCACCACTTGCCGTAGGCTTCGTAGGGCTCGCCGATGATTTCGGTGACGTAGCAGTCGCAGAGGTTCATGCGATATACCCGCCGGGCATGGTTGTAACGATCTTCCTCGGCGCGTCATGCATCCGACCTTTGGCGCAGTCGTGGACGTCGGGGCGGGGCTTGCGGGGGAGGGGTGGGGTTGTGCGTTTCATGGCTGCATACCTTCGTCGGCGATGCTTTGTAGGCTGTCCATCTCGAGCCAATGCGTCAGGCACTGGATCATTCGATCCGCCTCATCAAACGCGACTACCTGCCCA